CGAGACGCTGGTTGCCGATGCCGCCGGTGGTGACCGTGTCGGTCGTGCGGGTCTCGAGCGTGGTCAGCCTGGTGTTAACCGGACTCCCGGACACCACGGCGCCGAGCCGCGCGTCCAAGTCGATGATGTTGTCGATCAGCTTGTTGTATTCCGCGCTGGACGCCGGCTCGCCGAACACCGCGTCCAGCATCGAGACGATCGCCATCACGCACTCCAAACAAAGGTCTCGTCCCACCGGCCGTACTGCAAGGAATCCCACAGTCCGATATACGTCGGCCGGACCAGTTCGACGGACAGCTGATCGACGAGACCCGCGGTGCGGCCCACCGTGCGGCGGTACCCGAAGATCTGGATTCGTAGCGTCTCGCCCAGCCCCTCGGGGTCCCGGGCCTCGAGAGTGTCGCCAATCTGGAGGCGTGGATCACCCGCGATCGTGATCTGGTCCGTGGTCGGGACCGGCCGCAAAGTCCGGGGCAGGAGGTAGGAGACCAGACTGGAGGTGACAGCCGGCTGCCACTGCACCCAGTCACCACTGATCGCCATGTTCCGCTCGCCGTACTTCTCGATACTGGGCTGGTCGAGCGCCGCCGTGATGACGTTCGGGTTCGAGGTGATCAGCGTGCCCATCACCCGTAGCGCCGCGCTGTTGTCGCCGGTGCCGGTGGCGAACCGGGCCGGCTCGGCGTAGCCGTTGAAAGCACTGATGACCAAGTTGCCGTTGGCGTCCAGGCGGCAGGTGAGATCGACGCCGCTGGTGAAGTGGTTGCGCTCGGCCCACACGCCGGCCACCAGCCACTGCACCACGTAACCGTCGGTGTCGGCCTGCGCCACCCACAGGTTTGGCACGTTTGCGTCCGGCACGGTGGCAAACCGGGGGACCTTGAACGCGGTCACCTGCTGGATGTCGTCGCGGTAGATGGTGAGCTCAACGGTGCTCACCCCGGGCACGTACAGCTCGTCGATCGCCTGCGTCGAGTAGACGACCGCCAGCGCCGCCTGGGTCCATCGAGCGTCGGAGGTGACGATGTTGCGCAGACCGTCGAGCGAACTCGTCATGTCCAGCCCCCCGGCGATGTCGCTCAGGGTCAACGTGCGCACCACGTCCTCTTGCTTCGCGGTGATCGTCTCGCGGTTCCAGAACCGGAAGGTGCCGTACTCGTCCCAGAACGCGGAGCCCAGCTCGGCTGAGGCCACCGCGGTGATGACCTGCCACGCGTCCTCGTACTTGCCCTGCGGGATGTTGGTCAGCCGGTTGAGTCCCCGGTCGAGTACCGCGGGGTACCGGGCCTCCTTGCGCATCTGGTCCTTGATGAACGGATCCGTCACCGCGGCGCTCGTCGAACGCATGTGCCAGTAGGCATCGCTGATAGCCGCCTTGCGACGCACCACGACCAGGCCCTTGACGTAGTCCCCGGGGAAGGGCGACAGGTCGCTCCAGTGGTCCCATGCGTCCCAGCCGGTGTCGACGTAGTCGACGGACTGGAGCACGCCGTTGATGAACACGCCGAACTTGACCGTCGGGTAGAAGTCGCACACCACGTCTATTTGCACATGCGCCGGCCCGACGGGGATCGCGTACCAGGGGGTGACGGCTCCCGCCCCCGACTGGCGCTGTCGGACCTCGGCGCGCACGCTGCCCGTGTTGATGGCGATCTTGAGGCTGTGCATCCAGCCCGGGTAGATCTCCAGCGGGACGAACTCGGGCGCCCCGTAGACGTAGTTGTGGTTCGACTCGGAGTCGGGATCGTCCACAAAGTCCAGGGTGAGCCCGAAAAAGTAGGAGCCCTCGGTGATGAAATCTTTGCGGTTCCGTGCCCAGTACCGATTCTCGTTCGCCGAGTAGGGGCCGTCGGAGGTCTCACCGGTGGCGTCGTTCTCCACGCCGTTGAACGCGACCGGCCGGGAGTGTGGCAGCGGCGCGTCGGGGTGGATCTCCCCGCTCAGCGAGTACATGGGCTTCCCGGCCCCTTCGGACTTCGGGTAGCCCTGCGACTTGGAGTTGTCCATCTGCCCGATGGCCGGCGTGTGGCCACCGTTGCCGGTCAGGAAGAACTGGGCGCCGATGTCGGAGGGGTTCTCGCCCCAGTCGAAAAGCCCCTTCTCGCGGTCATACATCCACCGATACGGGCTCGGCGAGGTGTCGCCGTGCCGGAGACAGTGATCGATCACCCACTGGGACTCGCAGACCTGCGCCAGGCTCCAGCCGCGATCCACGTGATAGCTGCTGATCGCCCACTTCGGGAACGTCACGGGCACCCGCAACGCCTCGACCCGGTCGAGGGCCTTGATCACGACCTCGTTGCTACTCCGGCCGGGGGAGATGTTGCGCACCTCGCCGAAGAACTGGTCGTACCAGATGGCACCGATGGCGGTCTCGATGCCGATTCGGAAGATCACCCCGCACCCCACCAGCTCGTCCCCGTAGAACGGAGAGAAGCCGTTGTACGGGGAGAACACGGCCGACAGCGACAACCCGTCATACCGGCCGGTGCAGGTGGCGCCGAACTCGGCGGCCGCGTGCCCCTCGATCAGCATGACCTCCTGGGGTGACGATCCGGCCAGCGAGCGGTCGACAAACGCTTGATCCACATAGGCGCTCATGTCCGACAGCGGATGGTCGTACTCGCCGTCGCGAGCCCAGTCGACGAGCACCTGCCAGAGCGGGTAGCGCTTCCCGCCCCGCTGCTCGATCGCGGCCGCCGCGGGCGCGCCGCCGTGGGTCTGCACTGTCACACCTCCAGCAGGTCGATCGTGGCGTTCATGTACCGCCCGAGCTTGCGTCGCTCGAGTGGCAGCTTCTCGATCATGACCCGCGGGGTGCCGATCCCCAGCACCCATGGACTCGGCGTGTCGCCCTGCTCGACCTGGAGCGCGGTGATGACGGAGGTCTGCGCGCCCGGATGGCGCAGGAGCGGCCGTACGGCGGCGACCCCGGCGGGAACGACGTAGGTCGTGTAGCGGCGCGGCGGCGTGCCGGCGATGACGGTGGTCGCGCCGGCCTGCGGAAGCTGGGTGAGGTCGGCTGCGAACGGTGTCCACTCCAGGCCCGGCGTGCCGGCGTCGAGCACATAGGCGGAGAACACCAGATGCTCGCCCAGCTGGACGGGGATGATGTCGCCGACCTGGCAGGTGGCGCCGATGGCCGTGACCCACTTCCACGCGCCCGCCGGCCCCGGGGTTTCGACGGCCGCCCCATCCATCACGCCGGGGAGTAGCAACTCGGTGCTGGCTTGGAGAGTCTCGACGCCGGAGGTGGAGACGAACGGGTCCGTCGCGGCCCACGCCGAGCGCGCACTGGAGGCGGCGGCGTTCATCCGGTTGACCCGCTCCTCGTCCAGCATGTACAGCTCGGGTCCGAGCGCACCGCGGAACGCCATCTCGAACCACGACAGCGCGCGGGCGTCCAGTCCCTCCATGGAGATCTTGAACTCCTGCTTGTGGCCGGTCACGTCCTTGGTCCGCGTGCCGTCCATCGCCTGCCGGATCACCCCGATTTCCACAGGGTCATTGGAGAACCCGTCCTCCGGGGTGTCGACCACCATGAGCCGGCCGAGCGGCCCGAACCGAAATCGCCCCACGGCTACCTCCTCGCGTCTGACCGGTTGACCCGGTTGACCCTGCTGGTTACCTCGACATCGGACATCACCACGGCCACCTGCTCCATGCCGGCCGCGACCGCCTCGGTCAGCTCCTCCGGGGACATCGGGGCGCTGGCGCCGTCACCGCCCGCCGGCTCGGGAAGCGCCCCTGTGAATGCCGCTGAGAGGCCGTTGTCCTTGGAGGGGTCGAGCCCGACGCCCACCGTGGGCGAGCTGGCAGCGGTCACCGTGGCGACCATCTTCTCCGCGGCGGCCGACACCAGGGGGGTGACGTTGCGCAGTCCGAGGATCAGGCCGCGGCCCACGTCGATCCCGATCTTGGCGAACACCTTGCTGGGCGAGCCGATGCCCAGGAAGCCCAGTACGCTATCGATCGCGTCGGAGACCATATTCTTGAAGAATTGAATGACCTTGCCCGCCATAGCCTTGAGCCCGTTAATGAATCCGCGGATGGCATTCTTGCCGGCCTCGACAAGCCACGAGCCGACGTTGCTCAGGACACCCATGATGGAGCTGGGCAAATTAACAAAGAAGTCGATCACGCCGCCGACGGCATCGCCTACGCCATTTAGGACGAAATTCATGGCATTGCCGACAACGTTCTTGATCCACTCGAATGCGCCCGAGACGATGCTCGAAATGGCATCGGCGGCGGCTCCCACGACACCCGTGATCATGTCCCAGGTCTGACCGATGCTGGTGCCCAGCCAACTGAACGCGATGCCGATACCAGTGAAGATGGCACCGATGACCGTGTAGACGCCTTCGAAGATCCACGCCACCAGCTGAATCGCGGGAATCAGAATGGCGAGCAGGAATTGCACGAATCCCGAGAAGACGGGGATCGCCTGCACCATCATCTGGACCCAGGCTTCGATTACCGGAATCAGAATCTCGATCAGCTCGATGATCTGCGGCATGAGATCCGCGACCATTTGAATGAGGGGTGGCAGGATCGGTAGAATGGCCACCAGCAAATCAAGGAATACCGGAATGAGGGGCGCCATGGCCTCGATCAGCGCCGCGAACGCCTCGGCAATCTGCTCGATGATCGGCGTCAGCTCGGGCATGATCTCGGTCAGGGCCTCGGCGAGCGTGTCGAACACCGGGATCAGGGCCTCGAGCAGGATGGCGAACGCGCCGGACAGGGCCTCGATCAGCGGGGCCATGGCGTCCAGGGCGCGACCGATGGCCTCGAGCAGCGGTCCCAGGATCGGCGCGATGACCTCGGCGATCTTGGCCAGGATCGGCGCCAGGCTGTTGGCGAACACCTCGGCCAGCGACAGCACCACCGGCAACAGCGCCTCGATGATGCGCCGCATACTCTCGAAGAACGACGTGAGCGCGGTCTGGCCCTTGACGCTGTTCGTCCAGTCGGCGAACCGCTGCGTCAGTGATTCGATGTTGGCCAGCAGCCCGCCACCGGCGGCGTTCGCCGCGCGCATGACCCCGCCGAGCCCCTCGAAGACGTTGCCGGCGATGCGACCGAGCGTCTTCACCGCCTCGATGGCGCGCTCGAAGAACGCCTGCAGCTCGCCGCTGGCGGCCATCGCGCGGATCTTGTCGCCGAACTGCTGGGCGAATCCGCCGAGACTCGAGGTGAGCTGGGGGAGGAACGTGGAGCCGACGCTGGTCACGTCGAGGATGGCGCCGATGATCGGCTGGATGGCCGGCACCATGTTGGCGAACGACGCCTTGAGGTTGCCGACGATCGTGTTGGTGCCCTCGAGCGCCCTGCCCGACATCGCGAAGTTGATCGCCTCGCGGGCCATGCCGTTGAGGCTGTCGGCCAGGCCGCCGAACAGGTCGTTCGCCACCGGCAGGTAGCGCTCGGCCAGTCCGGAGATCGACTCGGACAGGCCGGCGAACGCGCGCTCCTGCACGTTGAGCCGCATACCGTCGAACGCGGGCTTGATCTTGTTGACCTGGCCTACGAACGCCCGCGCGCTGGGCGAGAGTTTGTCCATGGCGGCGGCGAGCGCGGCGGCGTCACCAGAGGCCATCGCCGAGAAAGCGTCGCCGATCCCCTGGGTGGCCAGCTTGACGGTGGCCGACACCGCGAGGTAGCCGGCGAACGCGGCCGGCAGTAGTCCGGCGACACCAGATGCCTGAATGAGCGCACCGACCAGGGCGCCAACGCTGAGGGCGAGCGAGGTGACCCCGGCGATGGCACCGCCCGCGACGGCGCCGATCAACAGGAGCTTCATCCCACTGGCGACGGATGAAGCGAATCCCTTGGTCAGCCCGCCGATCGCGCCCAGGAGGCCCTTGAACGACCTGCCGAGCTTGTCGTTGCCCTTGGCGAGATTGTCGTTCTCCTTGGTGACCTCGACGGTCACCGGCTTCATCTTCTCGCGGATCTTGAGCTGGTTCGCCTCGGCGGCGGCGATCTTGTCGACAGCGACCTTGGCCTCGAGCGTGGCCCGCGCGAACGCCTTCTCCGCCTTGGTGACCTGCTCGGTGGTCGCCTTCTTGTCCTTGCGGACCTTGTTCAGCTCGTCCTCGGCGGCCTTGACTCGCTTCTGCGCCTCGGTGACTCCGTCGTGCGCCTTGGCAAGATCCAACTCGCCCTTGGTCAGCTGGCGCTGGAGGTCGGCGAGGGCGTTCGCGCTCGGCGCCTTGATGCTGGTGAGCGCCTTGTTCACATCGCGCTGGATGGTCTTCTGGAGATCCTTGGTGATGGCCCCGATGCGGAGGGCGGCACTGCCGATGATCTGCACTGGCCGCCCTCCTCGTCACCCCTGCTCGGCGTCCGCGAACCTCGCTTCGGCCGACTGCTTGAGCTGGTGCTCAGGCAGTGCGCCCCACGTCGCGCGCGCACCCTCCGGGTCGGCCAGGACGGCATTGATGACGAACTGCTCGTTGAGCTTGGTCAACACCTCGTGTGGCGCGCTCGCGAGCGTGGCATGGATGATGTCCACCCAGTCGGCGAGCGGCATCCGCGTATCGATGCCGTGCAGCGCCATCTGGCCGCGAATCCACGGCCCGTAGAGGGGGTGTCGGATCGTAGAGACGATGGCTACGACCCGACCGTAGGGCGGCCGCCGGTGGACACCTCGATCAGGTCCTTGGTGATCTCGGCGAGGGAGTCCAGCGCGGTGGTGGCGTCCTCGTCCACGAGTAGCGCCTCCCAGCGTCGCCGGCTCGAGCCCTGACCGATCTCCTCGAACTTGACGGCCTGGTCCATCGGGTACAGCTTGCCGTCCGGACCACGGAACTTGGGCTCGTAGCCGGCCTTGGCGTTCTTGGGTTTCGGCAGCGCCACCGCGGCCCACTGCACTGGCACGCCGTCGGCGTTGTCGAGCGTCTTCCCGATGAGCTTCCCGATGACGCGCAGCAGCCGGCCGGCGTCGTCCTCGCCGATGTTCATGAACTGGGCGGCGAGCAGGGTGTCGACCTTGCGCACGGTGGTGAACTCGTGCACCTCCTCCTCGTCGAACCGCAGCACCTCCAGCTCCCACTGGTGCGCTTGGTCGAGCCGCTGGGCCGCTTTGGCGCCGCCGCCGTACCGCTTGCCTGCCATCGTGCTCTCCTTACGTCGCAACAGGTATGTCAGTCCCATGTAGATCGCTACCAGGTAGAGCGTGAGCTTGGCCGCCTCGAACCACCCGCGCCAATCCGTGAGGAATGCGATCTCTCTCGGGCTCACGTGAACCACGACTTGCCGCAGCCACCCATGCTCTCGTCGCACCAAAAGATCTTGGCCTTACCGGTCTCGATGATCTGCTGCCTGATCCAGGACACCGCCGGCCGGGTGTTCGCCGGGTTGCCACCGTGCTCGTGGTGGAAGCACTGCTTGCGCCGACGCCTGCGCTCCCGCCATGTCGGCCGTCGCGTATCGCCCGTCTCGCCGATCCACTCGTTCATCGCAGTGTCACCCGCCTGCGTGCGCGGGTGCGGGACAGGATCAGAGAGCCCCGACCGCGGATATAGACCTCACGCCACGGCCACGAACCCGCCTGTCCGCCGGAGCGAAACTCGATCCAACCGCGCGCGTAGCGGGTGCCGCGGTAGGGCTTCCAGTCGAGCCGGCGGCCGAACGGGAGGCGCATCATCGCAGGGCCTTGCGCTCGGCGTAACGACGACGATCGCCATCGTTCTCACAGAGGCGGCACCGCCGCCGCTTGCCCATGGCGGGCAGTGCCAGCTGATGGCCGCGTGGACAACGCGTCTTCCGGGTGTTGACATGCGTGCCGTGCCGCACCTGGTCGCGCATGTTCTCGCTCGGCGTCCCCCAGGTCACATTGCCAGGCGTGTTGTTCAGCTGATCCCCGTCCTGATGGCGGGCCTGCATACCGGCCGGCCGTGACCCGTGCCATGCCTCACACAGCAGCAGGTGCACCTTGCGCATCCGTTGGCCATCCGGCCCCACGAGCGCTACTTGCCGATAGCCGGAGCCATCACGGCCGCCACCGATGCGCTTGGGCTTACGCCACCATCCGCGGCGGTCGCGATAGCCCGCCGACCAGACTTCGCCAGCGCTGCTGATCCTGTAGTTCGGGAATCCGGGCACGGTTCTCCACTCCATGAACTTATCTTAGCGCGACCGGGAGAGCGTTGATCATGAAGTTTCGAGGCGTCGTCCCCGGGTGGCGCACGACCTTGCGGAACACCACCGTGCCGCCGGCCATGTACCGCAGCGAGGCGTTCGGCCGGTTCTGAATGGCCGCGATGAGGTGCGGCGGCGTGCCATGCAGGATGTACCCCAGGTAGTCCGTGAGCCCGTCTCGACCGACGATCACGTCCACGTGCGGCCCGAGCACGGTGCGCCCACGATTCTTACGGATGGTGCCGGCGAGCCGAGCGGTGCGCTTGGGTACCTCGCGGATCAGTGCCCCCTGGAGCGCGGTCGCCCGGCGATCCAGGTCCGGCTCGATCTCGTGCTCCTCCAGCGCTCTGATGTCGCCGGCCCTGACGTTGACGTTGCCGGCCCGCACGGTGATCATGATGCCTCCATCGCCGTCAAGGTCACCGCGGCCTCGTATCCGTGGAACGGACCCTCGGGTCCGAGCGAGGTGACCTGTCCCGCGTTGATCGCCCCACCGATGGGCATCCAGTCCCGCGGGATGGCGTTGGCGGTGGCGGCCATCGACACGAAACACTGACTCATCAGGCCCGCGTCGGCGAGCCCGGACACGCCGGCTGCCAGCAGGGCCTCGGCCGTCGGTGCGTTGCCGTCGTCGTCCATCTGCGGCGTGCAGCGAATCACCTGCACGCTCCAGGTGGCGTAGCGAATGAGGCCCACGCCGGCCGGGCTGCCCCACTGTGGCAGCACGTTGACCTGACCGGAGCCCGAGCCGGTGGTGAGTTGCGAGAGCGCCACCACCACCTGCTCGCAGTCCCACGCGATCGTGCCGGGGGCGCCCGGGGCGACGACTCGACGGTCCGGCAGGGCCACGCCGTTGGCCGCGTAGAACGCCTCCAGCTCGGCGAGGAGCCCCTCGGCTTGGGGGAGCAGCAGTACCGGGCCGGTGGGCGCGCTCACTTGATGGCCTTGGGTGGCGTGACCTTGCGCTTGCGAGCCGGTGCACGACGGCGGGTTCTGGGTGCCTGCCTGGCCGCCTGCGGCTGTGGCGACGGATCGGGGACCGGGACGACCTCCGGCGTGGGGGCGGGCGTCACAGCCGGCACGTGGGGGCTGTATGGGTCATATGGCCTGGAGAGCATGGCTCGGAGCGTATCGCCTGCGACCCCCTGAATCGCGGGGTCGCTAGCCGAGAGTCGCGCGCGGAACGTCCGGCGACCAGACGGTGCCGCGCTCAGCCAGACCTCGGGGGTTGACCGATGCCAGCCACTGGTCGATGTCCGGCATACCGAGCTTGCCGCGCTGGAGGAACGTCTGCGGGTCGATCAGCATCATGGACACACCCTGGCGGGTCACGCTGACCACCCGCTTGGGCAGCTTGCACGACGAATCGCCGACCTCGTCCTTGCCCAGCTCGATCGCCAGGAGCACCACCGCCCGCTTCCCGCCGGCCGGGGGAGCGTGCCCCCACAGGTACTCGACGACCACGTCGCGCCCGCCGCAGTCCTGCCAGCCGAGCCCGTCGGTGCGACGCAGCCAGGAGCCGGTGTGGCGCCAAGCTGCGAACGCCAACCCCCCGATTGTCACGGTCAGGATCTCGGTGACCTCGTCGTGCGGAAGTTTGACCGCCTGCTGGCTCACGCTCGCCCCGCGCGGAATCAGCGCGGGGACGTAGTAACCGGCCACCGGGCTCCCCCCGGGCCACCATCCACAGCAGCGCTGATTCTCGACGTACAGGGTGGCGGTCGCCTCGCAGCTCCCGTCACCGCTCCAGCGCCGGCCCGACAGCGCCCACAGGATCTCGGTCGCGACGAGCAGCAGCTCGGCCCAGCGCTCCGGGGGCAGGTCGGGCTTGTTGTCGGGTAGGTCGTCGACCGTGGCCCACGCCGAACACACCTGGCTCGACGCCGGCACGCCGGGAGTGCTCAACGGTCCACCTCCTCGATCAGCTGGCGAACGGGTCGTGCGGCTGCGCGATGCTGCGCACCAGCGCGGAAAACCCCTCCTGAAAGTGGGTACGCGCCACGGCCCGCCAGCGCGGGTCCGAGTCGTCAAGGTTCGCCACCCCGTGCCACAACTCGGCGACGATCTCCTCGGTGGCCTTGATCTGATTGATGAGCGCCACCTCGCTCGCGGTGAGGTCGCGATACCCGCGCACACCCTGACTGGTGGGGGTCGGTCCGTGCGTCTCGCTCATGGCGCCTCGATCTCGATGAACCGACGGGTGAGGTCGGGCAGGGTGGGAACGCGGGCGTACTGCCAGACACGGTCGCTCGGGTACTCCCAGTCGTCCTCCGGACCGGATCCCCACCCGGTGTTCTGCTCGCTGTACCCCTCGAACTCGGGCACCATCGCGGCGTCGGCCGCCAAGCTCCAGGTGCCGGCCGGGATCAACGAGACCTTGGGGAGCACCCAGTGGATGTAGGGAAGCACCGTGGCGTAGCTCGAACCGATGACCGCGCGCGACCAGAACTCGATCGAGATCCCGTTCGGGTTTTGCTGGACGTTCGCCAGCGGCGCCCGGTAGCCGATCGGCGCCGGGGTGACGCCCTCCGACAGGATGATGTCGCCGCCCAGGAAGAACTGCTTGAGGACCGGGTCCGGCTGGCAGATCTGTAGCCCGCCGACCGAGCCGCGACTCACCGACGCGGGCGCCTGGAACATCACGCACGCCACGCCAGTCCCGTTGAGCTGGGTCACCGCCTCGGTCTCGTTGTAGGTCAGGCCAATGTCGGTCTTGACCAGCGCGTCGGTGATGTAGCCCGAGGAGGTACCGACGAGCGGACTGCCGTCGGCCGCCAGCTTGGTGGCGCGCACGGCGAGGGCGAACAGGGAGCCGGCACCGTCGTAGGGCGCAGGTGCAGTCATGATCGAGTCCTTACTCTCCGGTCACCTGAATGGCGAAGTGGGCGCAGCGGTCGAACGTGGCGGCGAACATGCGCGAGCCCCACACTGACCGCGTGTTGGTGCGCCGGTCCACTGTGGAAGCGGGCTCGGTTTCGGTCGCCACCGGACCCAGCCAGACTGCGATCGGCCCGGTGGCGTACAGCCACTCGCCAGCCTGCGCGGGAACGGGGTCGACACCGGGGGTGGTGGTGGCGACGCCCACGTCCGGGGCGACACCGCCGGTGAGGCCCGACCCGTCGGCGGTCATCTCCACGACGGCGCCGTCCACGGCCGGGAAGGTCACGACGTACGGTCCACCGGCCGGACCCGACGCGGTGACCCCGGCCAGGTTCGGCAAGGCGTTCAGCGCGGCGGCCACCGTGGCGCCCACGGCATTCCAGGCGATCACGGCGGTGGTCTCGCCGTCGTAGGTGAGCGTCCAGTCGCCGCCCGTGGGCGCGCCGGTGATGGTGACGGTCTGCACCTCGGGCGTGCCGAGCACCGCCGGGCCAGTGCCCGGATAGCCGGCGTCGGCCACCACCACCGCGCCGGTGCGGGTACGCAGCTCGTTGCCCACCCGCTCCAGCTTGTCCGACACCAGGCCGATCAGGGCGACCGACCCGTGGATGAACACGCGCTGCCCGCGCACCGCATCCCCGGCGGCGGCCTCCAGCGCGGCGATGGCCGACCACACGTCGGCGGCATCGTCGAGCACCGTCGCACTCTCCGACGCCAGGTAGCCGTTGACCTGACCCGCGCCAGCGGGAGTGCCGTACGGGTCCAGCTTGGACAGTTCGCCGGTCCACAGCTCGCGGGCGACCGCGAACGACGCGACCGCCTCGGTCAGCCGCCGAACCCGCTCGGTGTCGAACGTGCCGGACATGACCGAGCACTCGTCGAGCACTCGATAGGCGACCGGCACGTAGTAGTGCAGCTCGCCACCGCCCACCTCGGGCGGCGCCTCCAGCTCGGTGCACGGGTTGAACCCCTGGTAGGTCGGGCACGACTCGGAGCGCCAGGCGATGCCGTCCATCCACTGGTTGCTCGCCTCGTCCCCTGCGCGCACGGCGGACGCCAGCAGGTTCGCCATCGTCTGTACCGGATTGGCCGGCGGCGACACCTCAGTGAACAGCACCCGGACTCACCTCCTGCCGAGTTGGCCCGCGCCCGGGTCGGGTGGCGGGCGCGGGCCAGTCGATCACGGGGTGACGACGGGGAGCGTGGCGTCGATCGCGTGCGGGTCGATCGTGCCGCTGGACGCCCCGGACGGGACGATCGGCAGCTTGATCCGCAAGGACTCCTTGCCGACGAATGCCACGCCCTCGAAGGTCTCGATGAACGTCTGGTACCGGTTGCGCATGTTGAGATTCGAGTCGCGCACCAGGCCCAGGTCGAGCGTGCCGCCGTCCAGGAACAGCCAGTCGCCCTCGCGGAAGAGCAGTGCGTCGATCGCCGTCGGGTAGGCCGGCACGGTCGCGCCCGCCGCCAGGTCGGCATAGGTCTGCGCCGGGAACACCACACCGTTCTGCGTGCCGCCGGCCAGGCCGTCCAGGTGCCAGGTGACGTTGACGCCGCGGGTACCGAACCACGCCTCGAGCGTGGCCTGGGCGATGGCGAACAGCTCTCCCGGCGAGGCGTTGGTCATCTGCATGGCCAGGTCGCTTCGAAGCATCTCGATGACGAACCGCGGCATGACGGTCCGCAGCGGCACCGCATCGTTCAGGCGGTGACGGTTGCGGTAGTAGGCGATGATCCGATCGAAGTTCAGCAGGATGTCGCGCACCGCGCCCAGCTGGTGGATGCCGTTGATCGCCTTGGAGCCGGCCGCCAGACGGGACAGGAGCTGGTTCTCGGCGAACCGTGCCCACGCCACCTGCGCCGAGTCGTTGGTGGCCGACACCCACTCGGTGTCAAACCGGGCGGTCATGTTGGCGAACTCGAGGCACATGTACGTCGAGTAGATCGACGCCTCCAGCACGCCGGGACAGGTCACCTCCAGGCAGGACTTGAGCGTCTCCGGGTCCTCCGGGTCCGCGGCGATGTCGTCGGCCTGGGTCCACACACCCAGGCCCGTGGCCATGGCCAGCGCGTCGAATGGGGCGCGGAACTGGAGGCCACCGCGCTCCACCTGGAATGCGGACAGCGCGCCCTTGACTGGACGGTCGGTGACACCGATCGTCTCGATGTCGTAGCGGACCTCCAGCGGTAGACACAACCCGCCGGCCGCGGTGATGGCCTGCGGCGAGGTGGCCGCGTTGATCTTCTCGGTGTTGGCCTCGGCCGACGCCTTGTGTCCCAGGATCCGCTCTGGCGGGTACTGGTACTCGATACGCGCCACATCGTGGCGGCCAGCGGCGGATGGGGACGAGAGCGCCTTGGCCTTGTCCACGAACGCCTTGGCCAGCGCCGCCGCACTCGGGAGCGCGTCGCCCGGGTTGTGCCCCGGCACGCCGCCCTGAACGAGCGTCCTGGTGGTGACGGTGCCGGCGGTGGACGGCTCGGCCGGTACATCATCACGGTCGAGGTCACCGAGCTGGCGGGTGCGCGCGGCACGCTTGGGCTTGGGCTTCTCGTCCTCGCCCTCCTTGGCCTTGCCGCCCTCTGGCTCATCACCGGTCGGCGGCACGGGCGCGGCCTTGTCATCCGGCTGGTTGTCGTCTCGCTTCGGGTCGTGCGTGCCGTCCAGCTCGGCGAGGGCCGCGGCGTGCGCCTGGGCGGTGTCACCGGCGGCCGTGCGCTCGGTCTGGGCTGCCAGCAGGACGTTGCGCTGGTCGAGCAGCGTCGTCAGGGACGCCACCGTATCGGCGCTGGGGGTGGAGGTCGCGAACTCAGTCGCCTGCTCCTTGATGGCTGCGAGAGCGGCGGCGATGTCCTCGCTGGACACGCTTGCCGCGTCGTCGCCTGCCAGAGCGGCGATGATCTCTGCGATTCGCTTCGGGTCCATGGGACACCTCTCGACTCGTCACGGTTACAGGGCGGCGAGTGGCGACTTGGAGTCGGCTGGTGCGTAGCGCCTAGGGCTGCTAACGCACCGATGCCCCGCGCCCGCACGGTAACGGGGACAGGGCATCGGACTTGCGGGAATCGCGTTCCGCGTATCGATCAGCGACCCCAGTGGGCCTCGATCCGATCGGAGACGCCACGCAGCACTCGACGCTCGGCGGCCAGCCGCTCGAGCAGTGCCCGCTTGACCCGACGGGCGGCGCGTTCCTCGAGCACCTGCACGCCATCCTCGAACTCGACCTCGGTGCCATCGAACCCGAGCCCGAGCGGCGGATAGAACTTGAGCAGCGTGAACGCACTAGCCAGCTTCCACCGGATGTGTTCGGTGAACTCCTCGGTCATCGCCAGGCCGTACAGGTTGTCGACCATGGCAATCATGCAGCCGGTGTCGCGGATGCGGTGCGACCATGCGGCCGGGTCGGCGACCATGCCCAGCGGCCAGAACTCGGGCCACGTCGGTCCCTGTGCCGGGTACGGGGCGGGAGCGGCGCCCACCTGGGAGAGCCCGTGGAACACCGACATCTCACCCTTGGAGTCGATCACGACCGTGGCGTTGTCCCGGCCGCCGTAGGCGATGGTCGCCGGCTGCCACCAAGAGATCGACACCGGCACGCTATCCATGTCGGTGCCGGCCTCCCACTCGATCATTCGTGGCCGGTCGTCGGCCGGGGTTGCGTACACGGGATGCCTCCAAAGTTGATCCTCTTGGGCCGGATGTTACCCGGGGTCCACGGGGGACGGTGCCAGATGGCGGGAGTACTCCTGGACACGCCACTGCTTGCACGCCGGGCATACCTCCACCACGCGCGCGGTCACGGCGGGCAGGTGTTCGACGTGCTCGCCCGGCATACCCATGAACGCGATCGGCGTCCAGCGGTGCCACACCACCCCGGCCGCACCGACCAGACAGGGCTCCTCGGTCATGCCTCGTCCTCGGGCGCGTCGGGGACCTCAGGGCGCTCCTCGATTTTGCGTACCACCCAACGGGACGACTCGGTTACACCGCCCTCGCCGTCGGGCAACCAGGAGACCTCGAGCACCATGCCCACCTCGGCGCTCTCGAAGATCCGCCAGCCGAATGTCCCGTACAGCTCGCCGATGAGGACCGACGTGCCCGGCTGACCCTGCTGGTTCAGCATGTCCAGCAGTTGCTCGGGAGTCGTTGCCATTCGTTACCTCCTGTTGTCGATCGTTGTCACGACATGGATCGCCCCCCGCCGACCGGGTGCGTGACCACCAGTCGGCGGGGGGCGGGCTCACTTCTTGATCGTCGCCGTGCCGTAAGGCTTCCCCAGCTTCCCCCACTCCTCCTTCTTGGCGCAGGTCCGGAAGTGCCGCTGATACGTGGGCTTGCCGGCGGCCAGCCACCCGGGCGCCTGGCCGCGAGTCAGTTCCCCCACGCGCACGCAGCCCTGCGGGTGATCAGCGCTCGGCGCCTCGGGGTACACCGTGTAGCGCCCGAGTTTGTCGGGCGCGTAGTCCAACGGCATCGGTTTCGGGTTGCGCCCGGCCTCGGTGCGCGCGCGCGGGTTGGGCACGGGGAACGCCCACAGGATCTTCTCCGTGCAGAACGAGCACCGCGCGATCCCATCGTCTGGTGTGCTCCTGCGCCGGAACTTCGGTTTCGGCTCGGGCCGCCTACCCGCCTGGAACTCCATCGCTCACTGCCCCTTTCCCGACTCGAGCAAGAGCTGCTGGTTGGCGCTGTACTGGGCCTCGATCCAGTCCTTGACGATCCGCCACGCCACCCGCCGCGAGTGCTCGAGCGTCTGGAAACTGGCCTGCACCCGCTGCTTGCGCAACACCCGCTGAACCGCCTCGGGGTCGGCCGGCAGGGTGAACTCGCGCGGGCCGAACGGGGTGGGCGCGATGAAGGCGATGGCGATCGGCTCGCCGTCGCGGTAGCGCATGGCCACATCGGTGGCGCCCGCCTTGGCGAGCACGGCTTGGACTTCGGCCGCCGTCTTGCTGGCGGCGATCTTGGTCGAGTAGTCCTTGAGCGGCATGTCAGCCTCCCGTCATCACGTCGTGCGCGAGGGCCAGGAGGTCGGCCAGCTCGCCCTCGTTGCCGACGAACGTGGACCAGGGGTCACCAGTCATGTAGGCGCCCTCCGTGCGCGCCGACACCTCCCAGTGCCCGTCGTCCAGGAACCACTCGACCATGCACAGCTCGATTTTGCGTCCACTCACGGCAGCTCGATCCCCATCTCGCGCAGGCGCTGGACAATCTGGTTGGCACACTCCTCCTGGCCGACGATCATCGCTCCGCCGTCACCGTCATGGACCGGCTCGAGGTGGTCCATCATGATGTCCACCAGCGTCTGCTCAATGCCGAGCATCGGCACGAACTCGCTGCCCCTGCTGCTCGCCTGCATCGGACCGGGGGCGCTCACGGGTAGGTCCGAGACGAGAGGTGCGCGCCGATGGTCTCCATTGTGCCCGGCCGGCTCACGTCGATGAGCATGTGCGCGCCGAGCTTGATGGCGGCCTGCCAGGCGATGGTGGACGGGTCTACCCCCTGCGGCGTCCCGTCCACCATGCGGCGGGGCGCGCCCGGGTCACCGTCGATGTCATGGTGGGCCGCGATGGTCCAGCCGGTGTGCGGGAGCAGCTCGGGCTTGCCGGTGACCGCCGGGCCGAACGCCTCGACGCCGTAGACCACGGTGCACTGCCACTCGTCCTGCTTGCTCAGCTCGATACCCGGCCCGGTGCCCTCGAAGGTCTGGCCCTTGAACCCATCGTGGTCCAGGTCGTCGGTGAGCGCGAAGTGTGCGGCCTCGGCGGTCGGGAAGTTCAGCACGCGGCGGCCGGTGTCGTGCCAGGCCGCGAACGCGTCGACCACGGTAGCGTCGGCGCCGATAATCACGATGGGCAGCATGAGCGGGGTCCTCCCGGTTTCCGGTACAGTTTCCCAGATGTTACCCCCCAGTCCCGGGGTATACAAGAGAGGTGAGCAAACATGGGTGAGGCAGACATTAACGCCCGGTTCGATGCGGTGGACGTGCCGCGCGGAACCATGGCGGCCGTGGTGCTGGACGCCTGTCGACGAGCGGCACACGAGATCGGCGCGAGGTCACCACAGGATGACGACCTCGGCGTCCTCCAGGTGGTGCAGTACCTGGAGTTGGCGGCGCACACCGGCGGCCGGTTACTGAGCGGCGTCCATCCCGCGCCGGACGAGGAGAGCCCTGCGCCCACCCTCGGACGGGACGACCGGGAGGGCTCACTCAAGTCGGACCTGGACCCCGACGAGATCGAGCCCATGCCGGACCGCTGACTGTCCACATGTCTATCCGAATGTGGCTCAGTGGAGCCAAGATCCCCGTCCGGATAGACACGAAACCCCCGCGGTGGTCATCGCGGGGGTTTCGCATGGATGGAGGACCTCGGAACGTGTCGATCCTACCCTGCGGTCAGTGCGGGTCGAGGTCGTCGGGCTCCAAGGCCACCTGAGTGGGGATCGAGGCGAGGGCCGGTGGCCACGTCTGCCGGTTGGCCTTGTGCAGCGTCTTGAGTACGTCGCGCATGGTCGCCGGCTCGAGGTGAACGTAAGTTCCAGTCAGCTCTGAACGGAACTTGCCGAGCCGCTCGAACCACCCGGCCAATCGCTCCTCGTCCTCGACGGACAGCGCCTCGCCCGATCGAGTCACCGACGCCATGAATGATAGGAGGCCGTGCGCCTCGAGAAGCAACGTGTTCCCGGGGTCGTCAGCGCGCTCGTTGTGCGTGCTGAGCTGCACATACGGGAGGTCGTCCTCGTGCATCTCGTCCGGCTTGCGCCAGTTGACCCGCACGTACAGCCCCGGCGTGTGCGGGTCGTCGATCCTCTGCCTGGTCATTCGGGGATCGCCTCGTAGCGCTCGGCGAACACGCCGGGATCACACGGGTAGAACCGACCGAGGATCCGCTCGGGCATGACCCAGTGTCCGAGCGGACATGGCACCTGCACGCCATCGATCGTGGTCAGCAGGAGGGCAGTCGAGTTCTTCTCCGTCGGGCCGTAGATACCGGCCGTGCCGAACCGGTCCCACAGCTCACCGAGGTTGCGGCCGGTCCGGCGGACAGCCTCGATCGTGGTCTCGACTTGCTTCTTTCGGTACTTCTGTGGCATCGCGCCGCCTCCAGGTGGAGTAGTGGAACACCCCGGGAGCGTACTTGAAAACGGCCCGCCACCGTGGAGGGCTCGGCTACGTGGCGCCGGCCCTCCGCTTGCCCCTCAGGCCCTGTCGGCCGCGTACTCGCGGTTGGCGAGCTGGCGAGCCTTCTGGTAGTCGCCGGTGCGGTGGATCGTCACGGTCTGGTTCGCGGGGGAGACCCGAGCGACCTCGTAGCAGTCGGTGCCATTGCGGTAGGTGCTGGTGATGAGCGCGATGGCCCAGCCGTTGCGGGTGTTGGCAACCTTGGCGCCCTGCGTGCTGTTCGTCATGAGTAGAATGTACCACCCCAATACAGGGGGGCACAAGTCCCAATTGAGGAGTGTTTCAGAGCACGTGGAAACGTGCCCGGTCGGGAGGAGTCCGGCCGGGGGCGTGATGCGTCGCCAAGCACCAAAGAGGCACCTGGTGTATCAGTCGATAACCAGGTCGGTCGCACCGTGGACCACGGGCACCATCTCGCCCTTGTCCTCGACCCACGTGAGCCGGTCGGCGATCTTAAGTGCGTGCAGTGGGGTGAGGTAGAAGGGGTGACCGTAGGTGGTCCACACCATGATCAGCGTCCCGCTGGTGACCGGGCCACGCTGGAGGTCGGCGTGGATGCCGGCACGGTCGTAACCGTTGCCCTCGGGGAGCGCGGTGCGCAGCAGCTCGTCCTCGTGCATGAAGCCACAGGCGGAGACGATGTCGTAAGCGCGCTCGGCGCCCGTGCGGTTATCGATCGCAAGGCCCGTGGTGGTGTGTTCCATAGGCAGAATGTACCACCATAATATGGGGGGGCACAAGCCTCAGCCGCCAGGGAGAATCCCACCATCCTCAAGCGGGGCGCAGGCGGCATCACCGGCGGCTCGGCGCTCCGTGCGGGACTCGCCCGTCGCCGGGTTGTGGTAGGTCGTCACCGCCTCGCAGGCACCCGCCGAGTTGCGCTCGAAATACGACTCCAGCACGCCGATCCCCTGCGGCCCCTGCGCACCACGGCACTCGCCGTTCGCGCCGCAGAACGCCACCACCGCAGCTGCCACCTGATCGTCGGTCGGCCCCGGCCCGCGCTCGCCGTCCGCGCCGCGCTCGCCGCGGAATAGATCCGCGCCGGCCGTGAGCACCGTCCGCGCGCCGGCCGCCACCTCCTCGAAAGTCGGGCCTCGACCGGACGCCGGAGGGTTGGCGGTCAGATACTCGGCGACCGTCTGAATCAGCAGCGCGGTGTCCGGCCGGCAGTCATTGCGCCCCGCGCAGTACTCGCCCACTGCCGTGCGGACGAACCGCATCAGCTCCTCAGGGTCCGGGGGTGCGGAGATCACCGTGGTGGCCGGCGAGGCGCCCGCGGACTCCACCACCTCCTGCACCTCCTGCGCCTTATCGCACTGCCCAGCAACCTCCAGTGCCGCGCCGACCTCGCCGCCGGCCCGGCACAGCTGATCGATGGTGACCGCCTGCTCGACGGCGACCGCGCCCACCGCGTTCTTGCTGTCCGTCTCGTCGAGCAGGGCGTTGGTAATCAGCACGGCCCCGACCGCAATCGCCAGCATCAACACAGCGATCACGGGAAGCGCCATCCATGCCGACGGGCGCCAGCTTCTCCGCTTCACGCCGTCCCCTTCCGTAGCTCCTGCGCCGCCTCAGCCAGCTGCACCAGGTTGCTCGCCGGGTCCTGCTCGGCCTGGCCCAGCAGGTACTCGACGGTCAGCTCACGCGGCGTCGCAGGCCAGGCCGGGTCAGTGTCCCACCCGCGCAGCGCCGCCAGGGTCGACACCCGATAGTGCCATCGCAGCGCGGACAGGTTGGTCTCCTTGAGCTGACGAGCCTCCCGGGCCTCCTTGCTCTGGCGCCTCACGTACCACGTCACCACCACCAGCACCACGGCCACCACGCCAGATAGCGCGGACACCACCGTGCCGAGCGCACCGATGCCACTCGCCTGCTGGGCTACCTCAGCGTTCACCGTGGCTCCCCTCGTGCGGATCGTCGGCGTAGGCGGTCGCTATCACCAGGTGCATCAGCACCAGTCCGGTCGCCACGCAGGCGAACAGGATGGGTCCGATGGGGCGCGATGCCAGCGCGCCGAACCACAAGGCAACGGCGAACACGACCCACGCGAACATGCACGCGAGGTGGCCGAGATGCCGGTATCGGCGCCGCCAGAGCGACACCAGCAGGACCGTGGCGGACAGTCCGAACGCGACAATCCACCACGGTCCCAGCGAGTTGATGAACTCGACCACCCGGGCCGTCCGGGGGTTGGGCCGATACACGAGGCTCGGGAAGCCGTGCAGTACGGCCACGACGACCTGCACGGCCAGGAGCACCCAGGACATGGCGATCCGATGTCGGCTCGCCGGTGTCACTGGTTACGCCTGCGCCTTCTTGGCGTTCCACTGGGCGACCGCGGCGCACGCCTCAGCCTTGCTGCCCGGGTTGACCTGCTGGGACCCCGGGAAGTTCAGGTCCCCGGATGTGCACATCTTCTTGGCCGCGTTGACCGCGGTGGCGATGGCCTGGGACTCGGTCATGCCCTTGCCGATCAGGTGCTTCTCGATGCGCTTGATGTAGGACGGGAGGCCACCGGCCTTGGACACCCAGTTGGCCAGCTCGCCGCGCTCTTCGAGATCGACGAGCCAGGTCACATCGTGGGAGAACTCCTGCTCGGCTGCCACGTCGGTTCGGTGCCACGCGGTCAGCTCGTTGAGTAGGCCACGGTCGGCAAGTCCAAGCGCACCCCTGGTCTCGACGAGGTTGAGCTGCCAGCCGGTCATGCCATGGACAAGGTGCTCAGCCATCAACTCGTCGATCAGCGACGCCTGCGTGAACTGGGTGGCCAGCGCGGCGTGCTTGACCTCGAGCGGGTCGGGCTCCTTGAACGCGTCCTCGTTGAGCACGATCCCCAGCTTGGTGCCGAGCTTCTCGCCCAACGCGTTGAGTACGCCACTCATCTGCTCGTTGATCTGCTCGACCACCCGCGCGGCGATGGACTGCGCCAGCACTAGAGGGTTGTCCTGCGCGGGCGCCACCGCGCCGGCCGCGACCAGCGCCATGACCTGACCTGAGGCCACCAGCTGACGGGGGACGGGGATGCCGGCGGTGTTGACGCAGCACGCGGCCACCAGCTCCAGCTGCCCGTCGATGGGCCGCCAGTCGCCAGACACCGGATGCGCGAGGGCCTTGGTCACCCGCTCGTCCGGCGTGCCGGGGATGATCACGCCGTTGACCTGGATGCCGTACGCGTCGTCGCTCGCCTGCACCCACGCCCACGCCCGATCGGGATCGTCGTAGACCTTCTTGGCCGACACGTGATCCAGCGACAGGTCGGCGTGCCCATCCCCGTAGGTGAGCCGGCCCACCGCCGCGACCCTTTCCGTGCCGTCGTCGTCGAGCACGCGCAGCGCGCCCGTGTTGAACCCCTTGACGTAGCGCGACGGGCTTGGCCGGGCCAGCACTCGCCGGCCGGTGAACGAGATGTGCGGGCGCGCGAAGTCTGCGGCGTGGCCGTACACCGCATAGGTGCCGTCGGCCTGCTGCTCAACCGTCAGAGGAGTGATACCCCGAAGCTGGCGCGGCTGGAACAACGACAGCGACGGCCTGAACGGCTCCTCGCCGGATGCGGTGACGGCCTCCTCGGGCGGGAGATCGACGATCGTCCACGCGTCGGCCGGCGAGACAGCGGCGACCAGCGCCTCGGTGGCCGGGGTGGACTCGACCCGCTCGCCGTTGACCTCCACGTAGCCGTCGGCGAACGCGGGGACCGGAACCAGGGTGGTACCGGCTATCTTCCCGCCGCGCAACTCCACCGTGGTCTTGCCGTCCTCGTCGGCGAGCTCCTCCACCGATGTGGTGTCGGCGAGGTCCGCGGAGTTACCGCGCAGGTAGCCGTCCATCGCCAGCTTTCCCGGCTCGCTCTCGGCGTTGCCCTCGCCCCACGCCTCCCATACCGCAGTGCCCTCGAGGAACGGCTTGCCCGTCTCCTTGGACGTGACGGTCGGCCCCTCGTGGCGCTCCAGCTTGGTGATGGACCCGAACACCTCGGCGCCCTTGTGGCCCTCGTCGGTCTTGATCTGGCCGGACACCGGCAGGGGTAGGCCGCGGTGCCCGAGCGAGCCCAGCGGGATGAACCGGCCGTCGCCAGTGCGCATCCCCTCGATGACCAGCACGGGCCAGTGCAGCTCGAGCTTGCCGGTGTCCTCGTCAACGGTGACTTCCGGCGCGCCCGCCTCGGGCGCCGCCGCCTGTGCGGGCTTGGCCATCATCTTCCCTTCATCGTGAGCTAGCTCGACGTTTTCGGTCAGCGGGAAGTCGTGCACCTCGGTGCCGATCGCCAGGCGCAACGTGGCCAGCACGACCGGACCCGGTGAGGTACGCAGCTTCCCTGCGTCGGTCTCGTCGTAGGCGGCCGCCACATGCGGCAAGTGCGGATCCCACTGCTTCGGCAGGTCCGCGCCCATGACGGTCCTGGCGCCATCGACGATCACCTCACGCAGGCTTTGGAGCTGACCATCGAGGTCGCGAAGTTGGTACACCAAGCACGGCTTGGTTGGCTCGCCTTGCGGATTGGGTGCCCGGTCGGCATTCCACACGCTGTGACTGAACACGCGGGCATCGATCGGACCGCGCGCCTGTGCAGCCTGCTGCGTCATCGAGCGCAAGGCTTGGACACGATCATCGGACCACTCGGTCACCCTGTCGCCGAGAAACACGAGCGTGCAGTGCAGCGCGTCGACCGGCTCGCCGCCGGGAATCCCCAGCCTGCCGGGGTCCGCGGGGATTAGCGCGATCATGCCGGAGTTCTCAACATCGTCGGTCATGTCGTCAGCTCCATCCATTCGCGCTGGACTGCCAAAATCCGGTCCCGCTCGTCACGGTTGCGCTGGGCGTGCGTGCCACGCCGTCCGGCGGCGTCGTCCAGCTGGGCCAGTACCCGGTCGGAGATCGAGCCAACGTTCTCCGGCTCGATCTCCTGGTCGATGGTGCCGAACGTCTCCAGGATCGCCCACGTCGGCACGTAGTCACAGAGGCAACCGTCGTGATCGCCGGGGGCGTAGTGCGTGCCCACCCAGGCCGTCTGCGCGTTGGTTGCCAGGCCCGCGTCGCTCCAGCTCTCGAACCGGTGGCCGTTGAGCTGGCGGTGCGGTTCGAACTGGCGCTCGCGGGGGGTGATCCCGTACTTCCAGGAGAACCCGACCCGATCGGCCTGCTCGTCGATCACCCCGGTCACGTCCGTGCCGAGCGCCAGCCCACCGGCCTGCGCGCCATCGGTGCCGGCCGCACCACCGATCTCCGACAGGGCGGCCCGGATGTCGCCGGGCGAGACGATGGTGTCGGGGATCTCACCGCGCTCCTCGTCCCCGCCGCGGCCGTACAGCCGATCCAGCGCACGGGCTTGAAGTCGGGCCTCCAGCGTTTTCCACGCCGTTGGGATGCGCGCGCTGAGCTTGCTCACCAGCGCGGCGACCTGCGGCAGGGTCAGGCCGGCGAGGTCGGCGACCGTGCGCGCCACATCCCGGACCGCCTGCGTGGTCCACGCGGTGAACTTCTTGGCCAGGTAGTCGAACGCCCGCCCGAGCAGGGTGTCTTCCCGGATGCCGAGTTCGGCGATCCGGGCCTGGCCCACCAGTGGGCACACGTCCTCGGCGGCCAGGCCCTTCACGTCGGCGGCGAGGGTCTTGTCCTTCTGTTGCAACGATGCTCGGACGCGAGAGCCGGCTTTCTCGAGGGCGCGTACCAGGGCGTCGTCGGCGGCCACCACCAGGCGGTCGCGCAGGGCGCGCTCGATCTCGGCCAGTCGATCACCGCTCAGGAGCGTCACTGAATCGAGTACCCTCTGCGGATTTACCGCAGCCACCACGCCGCTCGGGACCGGCTGGGTGGGCTGGGTGCCCGACGTGCCGGACGTGGGCGCCCCGCTGGTGGTCTCGCCGGACGACTCGGGTCGCGAGACCTCGATCGCTCGCGGTGTCGGCGTCGACTGGCCGTTGACGCTCACCCCATCCCCGCCGATGGCCTGGGCGATGAGGGCCTGCACCACCTCGGGCGACATGGACTGGGACGCCTTCCAGGTGATCATGCGCCGCATCTCCTCATCGGTGGGCGCATCCCCCTTGCTGGCGCCGTGTGAGGTCCGCAGGTACTCGCCCCCCACCTCGCCGCGGTCGTACAGCTCCCGGGCGTCCATGGCGCGGTTGGCGTTCTCGGTGACGTTGCCGGCGTCGTACCACACCTGGACGAGGTCGGCCTCGTCCTCGCTCAGGCCCCACCCGCCCTTTCCGGCCGGCATCATCAGCGAGGGCCGCAGGTACGCCTCGGTGAGGGAGTCGACGATCAGCCGGGTGTGCGGCTCGAGGTAGTTCTTCCAGTTCTCCTGGCTCACCGACCAGGCGCTGTTGCCCGTGTAGTAGCTGGTGCCGCCACGACGTGCAAACCACGTCCCGTTGCGGGTCACCGGGCACCACACCGTGCCCGTGTACCAGCGAGTACGCATCTCGGCTCGCCCGCCAGCGCCGGCCGCCTGGAGTGCGGCCTTAACCGGACGCGCGGTGGACTGGCGCCACACGCCAACCCGGCGGCCGGCATCACTCCGGCGAACCGTCCGGCCGGAGAGGATCAGTGCCAGCTCGTAGGCGTCCAGCGCGTCCGGACGGGCCTGCCACATGTCGGCCGAGCCGGACCGGTAGTGCTGGCCGTCGCCCTGACCGGACACGTCGATGAACAGCGCCAACTGGGCCATGGTCAGCTCAGTCACCCAGTGCGGGTCCACGCGCTTGTCCGGCGCAATCCCGCGCAGCTCGGCAGCCGCATACTGGTTGAGGTAGAACACGGTGACCGGGCCGCCGTACGAACCGGCATTGGCCTGCACCTTCTCGCGCCAGGCTGGCCATCCGGTGCCGCGCAGCGTCGTACTTGCCGGCCCGAACATGCGGGTCAGCAGCACGCGGATGCGAGCCACCCGCTCAGGGTTGCGACTATGCGACTGGGCGATACACGGCGTGGGCTGGTAGCTGCCTTCGGTCCAGAACCAGGCGACCAGCTCGACCAGGTCATCGGACCACTTCGCGACCTCGGGCAGGTCAGCAGATGGTGCGGCCATCGTGATGCCATGCCCGCTGGTCAGCTGGTCTGTGGTGGTCCAGTCCCGCCGGCCACCGTGCAGTACGGGCCACCGATGCCCTGCGGTGGTGAGGCTGTCGTGGTTTCGGGTGCGCAGCGCGGTCATCGGCTCGGCGCGCACGTCGGCCCGGTAGATGTCAAGTACGGGTGCCCACTCGGACAGGCCGGTGTCGTGGTTGAGCGTGAGCGCCACGTCCCCCACCTCTAGCTGGCCCTCGGTGAGCCAGCCACGCCGGGTAAGAATCTCGGTGTCGGTGTCGACGCACCAGTGGTTCATGTCGGCCACCGACTGCCCGGCGTCGGGCGGCATGTCCATGCCCTCGCGCAGGCGGCGTAGGGCCGACTCCAGCTTCTCGATCAGCTGGGGTGCGTCCTCGCGCTGGAGGGTGATGTGCCGGACCTTCTCCAGCAGGTCGGCCGGTCCCTTGAGCACCACCGGCACCACCGCGCCCGCGTCGCCCTCGTTGGCGATCGGCGCGAGCAAGGTCATTTCCAGTTCGGTCTGGAAGTCGTCGCTACTGCCGTCCGGCTTGCGCACCACCGACAGCTCGTTGGGCACCAGCAAGATCCCGTTGGCGGCCACCCGGGACCGTGCGGCCGCACGCAGCTCCCGGCCGATCAGGACGATGTCCTCGCACGTGTCGAGCATCCTGCGCAGCGGGGAATCGGCGAGCCGCTTCCACCGGGGATGCGGCTTCCACAGGCGTAGCAACACCTCCTTGGATTTGTCGACCGGCCGCGGCGGCGTGCCGGGCATGTCGACGATCCCCAGCGTGTTGTTGACCGGGGTCACCTCGTCGGAGGACAGCACGCTCCAGATCTCGCGGCGCTTCTCGGTGCGGCCGTGCAGCCACGCCTCGCCGGTGACGCGCAGGCAGGTGGACAGCACCCCGGTGAAGGCGTAGCCGTTGCGGAACGGCAGGGCGTCGAGGGCTTCCTGGGCGGCGCGCTGTACGTGATCGGGAAGCTTGTACTCATCGCTCGTCGGCAGGGTGGGCTCGTCCTCGTCGGACACCTGTCCCACCACGTAGTGCACCTTGGAGACGATGTTCGCCTCGTACTCGATGCCGGAGCCCAGCTCGCCGATCAGCTCCCGGTAGTTCCACGCGAGCTGCTGCCAGGGGGCGCGCTGGCGGTGGATCTTCTGGGTGAGCTGCTTGTCGGAGAGGTCGACCTGTTCGCCGGAGGCGGTCAAGCTGGGCATCGGGGGCGCCGGCTTGACCGCCTTCTTGGGGGGTGACTTGCGGGTGGTGGCTGCCATGATTAACGAGCTACCTCCCGTGTGACCTGCCTACTCGCCGATCTTCTCGGTGAGGTCGTGCAGCGTGGCGGTGACCGACTCGACACTCTCAGTGGCGTCGTCCAACACCTTGATGATCTCGTCCGGCTGGTAGCTATCGAGCACCTCGGAGATCACCCCTGCTACGGCGGATGATGCCAGGACCCGCGCGAGCACGCGCCAGACTCGCGGCGCGACTCGCCGGAAGATCACCGCCCCGCCGGCGAGCCACACACTGAGGCAGTAGGGGCAGTCGAGCAGTGCGGACCACGGACTCGCCCCGTAGCGCTGCATCAGTTCCTCGCGGATGTGGGGCAGCGGCGGGATGTCATCCTGCTGGAGCAGCTTGGTGGCGCGGTACACGGCGACCGCGTCAAGCACCAGCTCGCCCAGTGGTACCGGCGTCTTGCTCACCGCTCACTCCGACGGCCGAGTTCCCGTCGCAGCAGCCTGACCCCGTCGTGCCACCACGATCGCCAGCTCATGCGTCCGGTCTTGAGGATGTCCTGGAGGTCTCGGGCGTAGTCGGCGCTGGTGGCCGCGTGCCACTGGCAGTCCTTGTGTCGCTCGGCGGCGTGCTTCCCACAGCGGCATCGCCGGTCCTTGATTCGGGTCTCGGCCTCGCTGAAAGTGGCCGGGTAGCGAGCGCGGATCAGGTCCCTCGTGTCGTAGTCGCTCATGATCGCCCTTCGCCCGTCACGGCCGCCTCAGCTCATCGGTCATCTCGGACACGGCCACCAGCATCGCCGAGCGCGCCTGCTGCACGCCGTGCGCCCACCCGGACAGCTCAGCCGGCTGGGGAATCGTCGCGTCCTGGTGGATGGCCATCAGGGCCTCGTCGGCCTGGGCCAGCACGCCGGCCACCTTGTCCAGCGCCTCGGCGATCGTCTTGAGCGCCGGCTCGCGCTGGAGGTCGTCGAGCAGGTCCCGCTGGATATTCGGCCGACGGACGACCACCCAGATGGTGCGGCCGGCGACCGTGGTGCCGATGCAACACTCCCGGGTGCCATCCTCCCGAGTGCGCTCGATCCCCCGCTCGGGGAACAGGTTGCCCTCGCTCGAGCCGCGGGGACAGCTGGCGCAGTCGTCGATCGAATGCCGGCCGTGTGAGCAACGATCGAGGTCGGCCTCTGTCCACTGTGGCAGCTTGCGTCCCGCCTTGACCGCGTGGCCCAGCGCTACCCCCGCGTCGCCGAGTGCCCTCTCCGGGTTGACCTTCTCGTTCACGTTGACTCCTTCTGTTCGTCACGACTGGGTTCGGTCTTGCGGCGCAGGGTGTAGCTGAGCGACAGGGCCGCGACCCCACCGGAGCCCAACATCCACGCGCCGCCCGCCACATCCCCTCCGGCGACCAGCAGCACGGCGCCGAGCACCAGTGCGGCCGTCAACATCATCATGGCCGCCGACGCCGCCAGATGGTCCAGCCACCGGCTCGCGTCCACGGGCACCCTCGGGTCCGGATAGTGGTCGATCCACTCCGGTCGCCGCACGGACGGCTGCACCTGCCAGTCGGCATCGTGGCTCCCGTCGGTGAGGAACCCGCCGTTGCCGTCCACCTCGATCTCGAGCACATGGCCGGCGTTGTGCCGCACCCGAATCCGACCGCCGTTGACCAGCGCCCAAGTGGCGTGCGGAATGGCCTGACGCCTCATCGCGTCACCTGGCCAGACCCGCCACAGCCGTCACAGGGGACCGGACGCACCAGGCCCAGGGCCACCGCGGCGGCCGACTTCAGCGGCAGGTCCAACCAGAACGTCCACGGCTCGCGGTCCTCGCTGTTGGCCACCTGGCCGCATCCAGCGCAGGCGGTACACACCTGCACCGCGCAGCCGCACGTCTCGGTGTGTCGGTCACCGTGCTTGCCGTCTGGCCCGAGCGGACGCTGCCTGTCGATGTCGGCGATGAGCCGGCCCAGCGTGGCGGACCGGTCGACAGGTCGGTCACCATCCAGCCGCCAGAGACTGAGCGCGGACTGCGCAAGGCAGAGTGCTTCGCGCAGCGACTTAAGCGAGTCGGATGTCTCGATCGTGCTCATCGTTTGGCCGCCTCGAGTCGCTCGCGTAGCTCCTGGGCCGCCGGCCGGTCGTGGTGGTTCAGTGCGGCGATGGCGTCCTCGGCCAGTTCCACGGCGGCCGACATGTTGGCGAGTCGGCCAATCTGCGCCGAGCCAACCGAGTGAAGGCCCGGCACAGCCGGGACCATGGCCACCCGGCCATCCCTCATCACGTCCGGGGCGATCCGACGCAGCAGGTTGGTGATCGCCGGAGCCTCCTTCCAGCTCGGCGCGTCGGATCGACTCGGGGACTCGGCGCGCTGACCGAGTTGGCGGTCGAGAGCATCCTGGAACTCCTGCTCGATCTCCGACAGGGCGTGTTCGCTAGCTGGATCGACTGGTGCCCTTCGCTGGCGTCGGTAGCGCACCCACAGGGTCCAGTTGAGCACGGCCACGGCGATCATGACCGGCGGCCCCCACGCGAACCCTGCCAGTGCGGCCTTGACGCCAAGCAGGATCAGGAGCCCCTGTGCCGCCAGGAGAAGGACCCACCCGAACTGCTGGTAGCGCGGCGCCCGATCCTGGCCAAGAAGCACGATCAGCAGTGGCCCGGTGAGCAGGGCACTGCTGGCATTCCCCAGGACGATCAACCAGCTCAGCGTGTCGAGTCCGATGATCACAGGTCGACACCTTCCATGTCGTCACGCAGGGCGGCCACTGCCAGCTGAATCGCCTGCGCGTCCCCCACCGCCTTGGCTAGCTCCGCGGGCGGCTGCTCGGATGCCCGTCGGTAGTTGTCGGCGATCATCGTGAGCGCCGACAACGCCTGATTGAGCGGCCCGAGCGCGTCGTCCAGTAGGTCGGCCGCCTCGCGGATGCTGGTCTCGTTGCTCACTGTCGTGCCTTTCGGTTCGGCCTCAGGGTGGTCGAGGAGCTGTCGGGCGCGGGCTCGCCCCGCGTCGGTGAGTCGGTAGATGCGCTCGCCAGCGTCGTTCTGCCCGACGATCTCGACGAGCCCCTGCTCCACGTTCTCCAGGATCGCCAGCTCGGTGGGCGACACGGTCGGCGTTGGCGGCTCCTCGTCGCGGAACGCCTGGGTCCACTCGTCCATCACGAGGTCACCGCCAGCTCGCGCTCCTCGGCCTCTCGCAGCGAGGCAAGCGCGTCCTTGCGCTGCTTGGGCGGCCACGCCAACCAGCCGGCCCGCATGAGCATCACGGCGTCCTCGATCATCAGTTCATCGCCGGTCTCCGGCATCCGCACGAACCAGCCAGGCTCCACGCGCTCGAGCTGAGCGAGGAGCTTCTCGTCCCGCTCGGCAAGCATGTCCTCGATCGTCGAGCAGCGGGCCGGGCCGTGCTCGCGCAGCAACCATGACTCGTGGAACGGCGGCCCCTCGCCGTCGAGCTGCCACGCTCGACGGCCGACCCGGCTCCACGCCCGCCCCTGCACGTCGATAATGTTCTGTGAGGTCTCGGGGATCACGCTCACGTGGAAGCCCCAGCAGCGGCTCATCGTGTACGCCCCGGGTGCAGCTCGTTGGCCATCTCGTTCAGTGCGTCGATCAGCTGCAGCAGGCAGGCGGGCGGAATCCGGACGGACTGCTCGTCGTGATCGGTGATCAGCACGAACTCGCCGTACACCTCGGGTTCGTAGATCACGTCACCCACGCCGCGTACATGGCGCTCCACCGCGCTCACGACTCGTCCTTGGACCTGACGCACCAGCGCGGGCCTGTCCTCGGTCGCCTCGGCGACAACCTCGCAACAACCGAGCCCCGGCAGGTCCACCGCGCGCAGCGGCTCGACCACCTGGCCGGCTAGGTCCTCGGGAACCAGATCCGACTGCTCGACGATCTGATAGGTCGCCTTGCCCGACCCGTACAGCAGCGGTACCCGAGGAATCGCCTCGGTGGGCTCGTCGAGGATGGTCGCGCCGCCGTCCTGCTCGACACGCTCCCTGGACTCGAACGCCTCGACGAGGCTGCGGTACTGGATGCCGCCCCGCTGCACGTGCAACTCCACCTCCGCGGAGTCCCCACGCAGGGGCTCAAGCGCGCTGATCGGCGGCTGCCACGTCGAGCCCCTGCCCTCGGTAATGAGCGCGTCCATCGCCTGTAAGGCCGACTGCTCGAGGTGCTCCTCACGAACCGTGAGTTCGGTCAACAGGTCAGGGTGGCTGGTGCCGTCCACGTGGGTGAACAGGGCCGGCTGCATTTCCGCGAGCTGCATCTCGCGCAGCGGCTCGCCGTCCAGCGGGCACGACATGTGCGGCCTCGGCGGGACCGTGCGCATGACCTCCTCGGTGAGCGCGTGCCGGCCGGTCGCCTCGCCCACGGGCTCGGCGTGCCACTCGACACCAGGCGCGGCGGGCGTGAGAGCGGGCGCGGCGGCCTGCGCGCGGTTGGCGGCCTTCTTGGCGCGGACGGCGGCCAGTCGGGAGTTGATGGCCCAGGTCTCCGCTCGGCTCGCCGAGATGACGGTGACGGCCGTGCAGGCGACGGACAGCGCGGCCGGTGCCCAGGTCAGCATCTGCGCGAACAGCTCGGTGTTGCTCATGATCCCCTCAACTTCCTATCGGTCACATCTTGGATGATGGCGCCGGCCATGCGGCGACGTTGCTCGCCCAGTCGGGCCGCCACGTCTTCAGCGGGTTGCCGCAACCACAGCCACCCGTCGGAGTCACCACCACCAGGCCGGCGAGAGTGGTGATGTCGATGCCCACATGGGTGCGGAACTGCCGCGGCTCCACCGTGGTCTCGAAGTCGATCGGCGATGCCCAGTCGTAGGGCTCGCCGCGGCGCGCATAGACGCGCAAGTCGTCGTTGGTGGCGAACACCAGCGTGCGGTGCCAAGAGTGCCCACCGGGCAGAAAGACGCTTGCGGGCCACCAAGATTTGAGTACCTGGATCATCGCCCGAACCTACTCTCCGACCCACCGCGCGAGGGGGTTACACACGAACGCCCCGCCTCGGTGTGCGCTACACCAAGCGGGGCGTTCGGTGTTCCACCTGCTGTGTAGCATTCGGCGCCAGCAGTTCCTACGCGAGGCGCGGTAGCCGCCGAAACCGTTGCTGCCACTGCGAAGTGGAACATGCACACGCTATCACGAGAGTGGCCCACTCGCGCAAGGGGTCGCATGAGATCCACGCGACCAACTTGGACAGTGACGCTCATCGAGTTCCCGCCTTCGCGTGCCGCAACGTGATGACCGTGCGGGTCGCCACGTAGGTGACCACACCACCCACGATCGCCAGCATGGTCACCCCCGGCTGGTACAGGAACGACAGCACCGTCCCGCCCGCGAGCATCAGCGGCGTCCAGAACAGCCTCATCGCAGCGACCTCCGGTAGCGCTCGTCGCCGACGAGCGCGCAGACGATGAGCGCCAGGTACATGAAGAGGACTGGCTGGATCGCGTCAAGCCCGGTGTAGTACATCCACTCGATCACTTGCGCTCCTGGTGGTGGTCTTGTTCGTGATGGATGGAATGTACCCCATGAGGACGGGGGGCGACAAGTAGCTGTCGCCCCCCGTCCCGGAAATGTGCCCTACTGCACGGCCTCGCGCTGGAGCAGCGCGGCGTCGATGTCTGCGAAGTTGGCGTCGAGCACCGTCATGTAGGCGTCGATCAGGACCGCCCCCGCGCCCGACACGTCGTCACGCTCGAGCGTGCGCGCCGAGATGACGGCCTCCCGCTCGGACAAGTTCGGGTCCCCGTTCTCCGTGCGGGTGTCGGCCACAACAAGCTCGATGGCCTCGGTCAACTTGGTCAGGTCGGTCATGGGTACTGCCCCTTCTTGTTCGCGATTACTCGGGTGCCGTCCAGCGGGTCGCGTCCGGCAAGTCGGTGTACTCGGCCTCCATGTCCAGCAGCGCGCCGATGTCCAAGTCGTCGAGCTGGAGCACCGCCTGGAGGTTGTGCATCGCCTCGGGCGAGAGGCATTCGGAGCTGGTCGGCTGCCACAGCTGCTCGACGGCCGGGCGGTACAACTCGAGCAGGACCGCGGCGTCCTCGGTGAGCAGTAGTGCCTGGCTGGCGTCGCGCTCGGCGTCGGGCGTGCCGGTGAGATCCCGGTCGCCATCGACGAACCGCCAGCTGAGCCCGGCCTCGTGCATGAGGTACTCGTTGCCGGCGGTCACTGGTCGACCTCCTCGTCGAGCAGGGTCCAGGTGCGGCACGGCCACGATTCCGCGTCCCGCCGGTCGCCCTGGCGCCAGCACCCGGTGCAGACCGGCTGTCGTCCCGACTTCACGTCCGGCGCGTGCAGTCCAGCGAGCCGGACGACGAGCGGACTGTCGGAGCGCAGTAGCTCCGCGTGCCGACGGATGTCTCGGAACGTGGCGGTCATGGTGTTCTCCTGCGTGGCGGGTTTGTTTGTGACAAGGAGAATGTACCCTACCGGAATGGGGGGTGACAAGAGGGAGCCCTGCCACCATACGGGTAGTGGCAGGGCTCCCTCGTTACGTCACCAGTCCTTGTTGTCCTGGATGCAGCTGGACTCGATGGTGACGCTGTCGCGGCATCCGCGCCACTCGTTGCCGTCGCCCGGGCTCCAGTGGTTGTCGGCCACGGCGACAGCCGGCATGGCGAGCGCCAGTGTGGCCACCAGGGTTGCCACACGGACGGTGCGCCTCGTCCACTCTCGGTCAGACACGGGTAATCCTCTCATCGCAGGGAGTTGTCACCCACGGAGAGTACCGGGCAGATGACAGAAGCCCGGTCGCCATCGGGACGACCGGGCCACGCCACCCCGGGGAGGGTCCGTGGGCTACGCGAGAGCGATGGACTGGCGCCGCACGTGCTCGAGCAGCGCGTGACTACCGTCGCTCGGCTCGTCCAACTCGTAGCCGCCACAGTCGTCGCTGCACCAGCAGTCGACGGCCGTGAACGTCACGCCGCGGTATTGCTCCAGCGAGCCGGAGTACAGCACCCGCGTACCGGCCGGGACGGGCACGGTCAGCGGGTCCGCCACGGGTGCCGGCTTCCAGGAGAGCGGCCGGACGGGGCGACCCTCGGTGAGAGCGGCAGCGACCTCGGCGGCATCGGCCTGCGTGTAGTAGGGCACAACGCCGATGTCGTCGGTGAGCAGCGCGCCCGTCGGGGTCTGGACGTAGTGGCAACCCTGCTCGTCGTGCACGGAGATGTAGGTGCCGGCCATGGTGGCCTCCTTGACGTGGTGGATGTGAGCACCGCCGCCAGTCTCTCGACTGCCAGGGGTTCGAAACCCTGGACCGGCCCTTTGGGGGTCGCGCTGTGTTGTTGTTCCGTCAATGTACCACCCTGATATAGGGGGGCACAAGTCGACCCCACCACTCGGTTTGGTGGCGGGGTCGACCTCGCGGGAGGCGAGCTACTTGGTCAGCTCCAGCACCTTGCTGACCGCAAGGGCCTTGCCCTTGTTCGTGTCGATCACCGTGCGCTGGACGTATGACTGCTGCGACTTCTTCGGACGCAGGTGGTCCAAGAACTCGGCCGCGCCCTGAACCAGCCAGTAGCCCGAGCCGCGGATGCCCTCGCTGGTCTTGGACTCGTGCAGTACGTAACGCAGGTCCGTGCGCGCGGCCTCGATGTTCTCGCGCACCCGCTTGGTCACCAGCGCGTCCGGACCTTCCACCCGGCCGGGGAAGGGCATGAACTCGCGGACGAACTCCTCGGCCTGCACCTCGGTGACCGACAGCCCTTGGAGGTGCTCGGCGATGTCCACCCATGCCTGGAACTCGCTCTTGGCGCCCACGATCGCGTCGCGCGCGGTCTGGATGTGGTCCCGCCAGTTCGACGTGTGGCGGAAGGTGGCCACCGTGTTGTCGCGGTCGGCCTCTGCGTCGGCCGCGGACAGCGTGTTCCAGCACACGATCCGGATGTCGGTGGCGTACGCCCGGCACGCGCCGATCTTGTCGCAGTGGTTGACAACGCCCATGTACGGGCGGGTGGGACTCGGGTCCTTGCCAATCTGCACGTCCTCGCCGAGCCGGATCAGCGCCCACACCGACCGCCCGCCGCGAACACTGCCGGCAGTCTCGAACTCCAGCTCGGTCTTGTCGGTGAGCGCGTGCAGGATCTCGCCTAGCTCGGTGTTCGTGATCACCTCGTAGGTGTCGCGACCGGCAGCCAGCACCTCGTTCGTGTCGTCGCGCTTGACCACCTGGAAGTGCTCGACCTCGCGGTAGGTGTAGCTCGGCGTGCCGTCGTCGTTCATGCCGGCGATGCCCCGAGCGAACATGGGCTCGGTGACGTACTCCCAGTCGAGACCGGCGAGCGGCCGGGCGTCCTTCCAGGTGCGCGGGGCCGTGTCCAGAAGGGTCTCCTTCTGGTGCCAGCTCGGCTGGCGGACGGCGAACCCGGTATCGAAGTAGTCAGCCATAGTGGCGGTGTCCTTTCAGGACAGTGGTGGCGGGAAGTCAGGGACGGCCAGCGCAATACGGGTCGCTGCACGCCTCGTCGTCGGTGCAGGCGAGGGGACCGGTGACTACGCTGTTCGTCATGAACAGAATGTACCCCACCGGACAGGGGGGGCACAAGTCCAGTGGGGTACCGATCTTCCGATCAACGCGAGCAGGTGCAGGGATCGCACCGTGGACACACCGACCGGCCGTGCTCGCACTCGATCCCGACTGACCCAGCCGCCGCCACCCGGAACGAGCACTCGGACTGGCGCTGGCGCACAATCTCGCACACGCAAGCGAAGTGCTGACACTTCGCGCAAGCGTGCAGGTTACGCACGATTTCGACAGGACGACCCGGGACGGGAGTCATGCGATGTAGCCGTGGCCCGAGCAGTTGCCACAGACCTGGGTGTGCGGCGGGACCAGCGTGTCCACGTGTTGCTCCACCTGGGCGAGCATGTTGAGCACCGCCTCGGCCTTGGTTGCGCCGGCCATCCGGTCGTCGACCGTGACCGAGGCACGCCAGGACATCCCGAACAGCGCCTTGTCCCGGCGCTCCCGGTTCGTCTGGCGCGTCTGGCGGCCACGCCCCTTGGCCTCTACCCACTCGCGCGGCACATCCCACGGAATCTTGCAGGAGACGCTCACTGAATCCGTCGGTCTCGGTCACCGCGGGAACGGGGTAGAAGTACAGCGGGCCGGCGATGGTGTCCTCGCGGACGTACCACCGTGGGATGGTGCTCATGGTCAGTTCCCCTCGTTGCGTTCGGCTCGAATGGTCCTGATGCGTGGGCCGTACCTGGTGTTGAACTCGATGACCCCTGACACCCGGACCACCGCGTCCCCGCCGGCACGCTTGCGCAGCAGCTCGAGCGCCATCGCCAGCTCATCGACGGTGGGAGGCGTGTCGAACTCGACAGTCTCGATCTTGCTCACTGGAACCTCCGTAGCGCCTGCTCGGCGAGTTCGTTCACAGGTCGGATTTCGATGATCTGCAATGACCGCGCCACGGTGCCGTGCGCCAGCTCGGCGGCGTCGTAGGCGGCCTCCCGGAGCGTCGCCGCCCGGTAGGTGTCGATCTCGAACGGGACGTGCCAGCCGTTGGCGAACACGGCCTCGTACCCCTCCATCCACTCGTCGAGCTTCTCCATGGTCTCGGCGAGCGACGGCTGCCTGCGTGGGTTGGGGAACTGGCGCTCCCACACGCGCTGCTTGGCGCTGGCGTGGATGGTCCGCGGCTGGAACGCCCTGCGCGCGCGGGCTCGCGTTCGTGTCGCCCAGGTGTGCACCTTGCGCCACGCCCAGCGACCGACCCACTTCCGGATGCGCCCCTTGCCCTTCTTGCCCTTCTTGCCCTTGCGCCTCGTGGCCACTAGTCCGCGCCTCCCGCGATCGTGCGCACCTCGTACTTGCCGCGACCGCCGGACCATCCACGCGCCCGCCGGACGGCCTGCATCTCGGCCACGTCGTAAGCCGTGTAGACGTTCCACCAGTGCCAGGGACCGACGGTGGCCCGGCGGTGCTCGTCGGGCACCCACGCATGGGCCAGGAACACCGTGCCCTCGCCGTCACCCTCGCTGCCAGCCACGCGGTTCCCCTCCTCGGGTCTATTTGTCACTTCCAGAAGCATGTTACCCACCAAGTCGGGGGGAGACAAGGGGGAGTCTCATTCCATCTCGGGCACGCCCGACCTAGACTATCCCCCATGACCCTTCGATCGATCGTCGCGCTTGCGGCGGCCGTCGCCCTGCTGGCGCTCCTGGCCACCGGGAACGCCGTGCCGGCCGCATTCCTGTTCATCGGCTACGTGGTGTGGCTGCCCTTCCGGGACGCACGAGAGCGTCGCGACGGCCACCGCGCCTGGAGCAGGGAGGAGCGGCCGTGAAGATCCGCGGCAACAGTCGGCTCCTGTTCCGGCGGCTCCTCGCCACCCTGGTCATCGCCGTGGCCGCGGTGTGGTCCTTCGATGCCCTGAGCAACCTCGCCGAGCACGTCGGGTTCGGCCCGCTCAGCTGGATGTTCCCGCTCTGCATCGACGCGGTCGCCGCGCTCGGTATGGACATCTGGATGACCCGGGCGCCAGCGTGGAAGCTGGGCCGGGTTCTCGCCCTCGCGGCCATCACCGTGTCCCTGGCCGGCAACATCCTGGACTGGGCGGTCCGGTCCGCCGACCCGCTCGCGATGGGCCTCGGCGCCATCCCGCCGATCGCCCTCGCGGCGGTCCTCGGCGTGACGCACAGCAACGCCCGCGGGAACGAGGAGCGTGCGGCCGCCCAGCTGGAGCGAGAGAACAAGCGGGCCGCGCGCAGGGCTCCGAAGAAGGTTCAGGCGACCCGGACCGACACGCCGGTGTCGACCGTTACCAAGCTGACGCCGGTACCGCGAGAGGTAGCCGAGCCGGCCGCGCCGAGAAGCGTCACGGCGACGCCTACAACCCGGGCGCCGCGTGGCGGACGCACCGATGACGAGCTGATCGAGGACGTTCGCGCACTGCTCGAAACGACCGGTGCCGAGATCGGCAAGCGGCTGGTCATGCGGGAGCTGGGGATCGGGTCCAACCGGGCGCTCAAGATCCTGCGAGTCGTCAAGGGTGAGACCGCGGACGAGACGGAGGAGTCGGCATGAGCAAGCAGAAGTCCACCTCGGCATTCAAGGTCGCGCTCGGGGTGCTGATCTTCGCGGCCATCCGGGCGGGTATGCGTGGATCCCGCCGACTCGCCTGGCGCTGGCGCCGGGTCCTCACCCCACTGTGGGTTGGTGGCGGGGTCTGGCTCACCGCGGTCCTGGTCCGCTGGCACTGGTCCGGCTGGTGGTGGACCGCACTTCTGCTCCCGGTCCTCGGTGCGGTCCTGGCGGTCCTGGGTCCGCGACTCGGGGACCGGGTCCGGACTCTGGTGATGCTGGTGGTCCCCGAGGGACTGGACCGCGGGACCAATGGAGTCCTCGACCGGCCGACCGAGCGGACCTACCTCGCGGTCCTACTCGCCTGGACCGGGACCTACCTCGCGGTCCGCATCGGGTCCGGACCCTCGGTCCTGTCCGGTGCCCTGTGGCAGCTCGGCGTGCTGGTCCTCGGCGGCATCTGGTGGTGGCATCGACGAGTCCGCATCGCCGGCCGGGCGGACCGGTACGCACGTCGCTGGGGCAAGATCAAGCGGGGCGAGACCCCAGCCATCGAGCTACGACCCCTCGCCGGGTCCGACCCGGTCAAGCTCGTCTCGGCAGGCGCCATCGCCAAGATGCGCATCAAACTCGCTGAGGGCGTGACACCGGCGGCGGTCACGCGTGCGACTGACGCCCTGGCCAGCTACTACGGCCTGCGACCTGGCGCGGTGTTCGCCAGCGCGGACGAGGAGTCCGGCCGGCACGTGTGGTTCTCGTTCCTGCCCAAGGACCCGTGGAAGGGCAAGATCGCCCACCCGATGCCCCGACCTGCATCAACGACCCTGCGCGCCCTCAATTTCAAGTTCGTCATGGGGATGCTCGCCGACGCCACCGAGCTGAAATACACGCTCCAGCACACGCTGATCGTGGGCCAGACCGGCTCAGGCAAGTCGGTCTGGCTCGAGTCGCTGCTGATCTGGCTGCTCGCCTGCCGGGACGTGGTCATCGTCGGGATCGACATGGCCGGCGGCGCCACCCTCGGCATGTGGCGCCGGGTCCTGGCACTCCCGCTCGCGGCGGACCTGGACTCCGCGAAGTGGACTCTCGAGCGGATCCTCGCAGTCATCGAGGTCCGCGAGCGCCAGCTGGGCCTGGACAAGGAGGAGTCCGACGATGCCGGCGACGAGTTCCAGCCGAGTCCGGACCGCCCCTGGGTGGTCCTGGTCATCGACGAGTACCCGGACCTCGTGGCAGCCGGCGACAAGGAGGTGGTCCGCCTCATCGGCCGGATCGGCAAGCGGGCTCGCAAGTGTGGAGTCCGCATCCTCCCGCTCGCGCAGAACGGGTCCAAGGAGGATGTGGGGTCCAAGGAGTTCCAGGCCCAGCTGCGCGCGGTGGTGGGCCTGGGCCTGGACCCGCACGCCAGCAAGGTCCTGTGGGGCGAGCTGGTCCGCCAGGGGTGGAACTCAGCTGGACTCCGCAACGGCCAGTTCCTGCTGCGCGACAACGAACACACCACGCCGGCCATCGCGAAGGGCTTCTTCGTCGCGCCCAAGGACCGCCGCCAGATCATCACCACCGCGGTGGAACTCGGCCGTCCCGCACTCGAGCCGGTCGCATGGGCCGCGCTCACTGAGACCAGCGGTGCGATGGTCATCGACATGCCGGTCGAGCGGGAGGAGCCGCTCGACGCCATCCTCCAGGTGCTCAAGGACGAGGGGCCGCACACCGCGGACGAACTGGCCAAGCTGCCAGGGATGCCGAGCCGGGCGACCGTCTATCGCAAGCTCAGCACCCACAAGGAGGTGCGTCGGGCGCACAGCCGCAATGGTGTCTGGCACTACGGCGATGGCGCCAGCATCGAGCCGGTCCGCACCTCGTAGCTCGCGCCGGCACACACGCCCGTGCGTCACACGCGCATCACGTGACGCACGGGCGCTCGCATGTCACATGCGTACCTGTGCGCACTCGTGCCCGCCCAGTCGCATAGTCGCGTGTCCGCGCGTAACGCGCGCAGATGTGAGGACGGCTGAGACTTGAGATCAACTGGGGGTCACATGCCCTGACCTGCATTGATAAGCGGGGCCTTAGGTCTCATGTGACCCTCGGCCCCGCTTATCAATCTCGCCCGATCGCACCCTGATCTCAGGCCGGCGAGGTTTTTTACTCGCAGCACGCCCAGCCATCGGGCGTCGGGCGAATGAACTGTCCAGGGCGGATGTCTTCGCTGCACACCGGGCACAAGCCGGCGTACATGGCTGGGAGCCAGTCGGGACCCGTCGGCCGGCGTCCGACCACCTGACCATTCCGCTGGATCAGCTCGACCTCCTCCTGGGGTGTCCGGCCGCCACGGTGGTGACGACAGGCGCACTCGGCCGGGTAGAGGTCAGTCAGCTCGCAGCGCTCAGGCATGACGCCTCCTCTCGGCAAGGCAACACGAGGGGCAACAGTCACCGAGTGGCGTGCGCAACCAGCCCCTCTTTCGCGCGTCACGCCTAGTTACCCGCGCGCTCACCCACGGCTGGCTCCGCTCGAACCAGCCGATACAACCTTTCGATTGGTGGTCGCACCAGAGGTCTGGCTCATGTCGGATGGTCATTGGTCACCACCCTGGGTAGAAGCCGGCGAGGGTGGCCAGTGCGAGGAGCCCCGTCAGGCCGGTGAGCATGGCGGTGGTGAAGCCCTCGCCGATCTCGTCCCAGCATCGGCGGCGCTTGCCCGCCTTCCAGAACTTCTTGATCCGCTTCCCGCCGGTGACGAACCGGAGCTTGCGGGGGATGCCGACGAACAGCCACACCTTGTCCTCGTCGCGGAAGCTCCGGACGAGGACGTGGCACAGACCGATGGGCACGCCGCGCTTGGTGCACGCGTCGCCGGCCCGGTGTGCCCACACGCCCACCAGCGTCACGCCGGCCGCGTACCACTCCCACCCGGTTCCCCAGACCAGCAGCAGGGCAGCCAGGGCCAGGAGGAAGGCGAACGCCGGCTGGTGGGTGAACATCCTGTGCCCGTTGGTCTGCTCCTCGTCGTCCTCGCCGCGGGTCAAGTGATAGATCATCTTGGCGATCCCGATCAGTACCGGCTTGAGAACCCAGCTCAACGGCTGGAGCGCGTAGTACGCCTTGCCCCTGGTGTCCAGATCCATCACCAGCGCCAGCGGGGCACCGAGCGCGGCCGACAGGAACACCGCGGTGACCGGGTCCAGCGGCGAGGGAAGCAGCGGGCCGGCGAGCCCACAAAACAACGCCCCGGTGGCCGCGTGGCCCGTGGCCATCACAGCACTGCCCCCCGCAGTGAGCGAGACACCTCGATGACCAGCAGCAGGGCATCCTCGAGCGCCTCCAGCTCGGCGTCGCTCCGGCCCTCGATCATCGTGCGGATCGAGGGCTCGTCAGCCACCATCGCGGCCGCCACGGCTTCTTGGTAGTCGGTGTAGTCATTGCTCATGGCTTCCGACTCCTCATCGTCTCGTACTCGGCAGTCGTGGCGACCAGTCGCGCGGCATCGGCCAGGGCCAGCAACTCGCCGTGCTCCATGCCCGCGCAGATGCGCTGGATCTCGGCGGCGTCGCCGGCGGTGGCCGCCAACATGGCCTCGCTCTCGACGAACGCCGTTCCGTACTTGCTGCTCATCGCGCGCCCCGATCGATGCACTCGATCATGTTGACGAGCACGGCCGCCGCCTGAATCGCCTCGGCGCGAATCTTGGCCGGGTCGCTCTCGGCGAACGCCTCATACAGCTCCTCGAACGCGATGCCGTCCCACGAACAGTTGCGATCCGGGGCCGCGCCGCGCTCGTTGGCCCACTTCACCCGCGCCGCGTTGATGAGCTTCCAGGTGTCCGCGTGGGCCTGGTATGCCGCGCGGCCCTCGTCGCCATCCAGCGGCCAGTGGATGGGGTGGTTCTGCTCGCCCCACTTCTCGTCCTGGTTGCGGCGCTCGTTCAGGACTTCCTGGAGCACGGCGGTGGTGATCATGGTGGGGTCGATGTGCTCGGTGAACGTGAACCCGCCATGCATTGGGCCGCCGGGGGTGAGCTGTTGCGGCGGAACGTACTGGGGGTCGTTGTGTCGGTTGTCGTAGCTCATCGGTCACTCCTGGGTGCGAAGGTCCACCAGCCGTCGTAGCCGGCCGGCACGTCGGGGTAGTGCTCGAGCATGGGGCGCAGGATCTCGAGGTGCTCCCGCTGGGTTTCGAGCGTCACGCCATTGCCCCAGTAGCGCTTGCCGTCCCAGCGACCCATCGTGGTGCCGCCGTAGCGACCGTCGGTGTGTCGCTCCATGAACTTCTCAACGGTCGAGGGCTCAGGCTCTTGGAGATCCCAGAGAACACCCATGCAGGCCGCGAGTAGATGGTTCTTCTTGCGGAACCACACGGCATCGACGTTGCACGTCCAGAAATGCGTGCCGTCGGCGTGAGGCTGGATTCGCGTGCGCAGGCTCGCGAGGTCTACCGCGTACGGACGTTTGGAGATCAGAAACGCGTCGAGTCGTCGCATCTACTCCTCCTCGGGGTGTCGCAGGGACAGGTGCGCGCGGGCCGCGTCCATGCAGCGCGCCTGCGCCGACTGGCGGGGCTTCAAGCCGTGGTGTTCCGCCATGAAGTCGATCCAGGTGTGGTCTCGGTGGAATCCACTTCGGGGCCGCGGATGGGCGGCGCACTCCCAGCGCCAGCCACGCCTACCCAGGGAATCCCGGGACCGCGTGATCTTGAGCCGGATGGTCACCCGCCCGTCCGCATCTTCTCGACGCGCTGGGCGAACTCCCGGCTCAGCTCCTCCAGCTCCTCGAGCGTGCCCTCGATCTCGATGTTGGTCGAGGAGCCGTAGGCGATCTCGAGGGCGAACAGGTCGTCCTGGCCGACTCGAAGGGCGCGGCCGGAGGGCGCGACCGAGACCGCGCACTGGTTGGCCTCGAGGAACTCGATCGACATGGTGACTCCTACTTGGTGGGGCTGGACAAGACGGCCAGCGCGAGGTTGCGAACGGAGTTGCGCAGGTTGATCGGGGAGGGCAGGTCCCGCCTGACCGCCTGCGCGGTGGCCTCCAGCACGGCGGCGAGTTCCGTCCCCAGTCGACCGGTCATCTGGGTGGCGCGGTGTTCGGCGCGCACCAGCAGGTTGAGGGAATCGTCCAGGTACTCGCTTGAGGTCACCAGCGCGGACAGCTCGTCCAGCACGATCGACTCGCCGTCGAGCACGGCGGCCGAGACTTCGGCGTTGCCCTGCCAGACGAGCACGAGCACCTGCTCGTCGCGGGTCCAGGTCGACACGGAGGTCACCCCGAAGTCCTGCTCACCCACGCAGGTCCAGCCGTAGGCGGCCACGTTCCAGAGGGTCACGGTCTCCATGTCAGTCCCTCTCGTGCAGCGTTGACCACGCGTTGGTGACTTCGGCGCCGCTGATCGACTCTGGGGTCACCGTGCGCTCGAAGTCGGTCAGGTAGACCTCGTCGTAATCCAGCTGTACGGCCAGCTTCTCCCCGTCGGGGGACAGCCACACTCCGGTGATCACGACTCACTCGCCTTCCTCGTAGTGCGCGAACAGCGAGAACGTGCCGCGCTGGCCGACCTGCTCGGCGATGTACTCGGCCGCGGCCTCCTGGCATTCGGGGTCCATGCAGACGTACACGCTGGCGTGCGGTTCGGCCGACCAGTCAGCGGGGTCCGGGTAGTTCTCCTTGGCCGGGAAGGACATCGTGCCTGCCGGCATGTGCTTCTCGACGAACTCGTACATCACCAGTCCACCTCCTCGTCGAGGCCAGCGAACGGGTCGTCATCCATGGGGTGATGGATGGACGACGTGAGCGAGTAGAGGTCGCCGACCCCGGGGCACATGGAGACGCGGGTGGAGGTGCCGGGGGCGTAGTTCCCGTGGGGCACGTGCTCGCGGGTGCGGTGGCACTGCTCCTCGGGAACCTCCGGCCGCGCCGTGTGGTGGGCGTCCAGCTGGATGTCGTCGTGAGCGTGACTCGTGGGGGTCACGGCGTGGATGCGGTTCCCGCAGTCGTGGCACACGGTGCTGTCTTCCATACCTGGGATGTTACCCCCTAAGAAGGGGGGATACAAGTGTCAATCTAATCCGGCCCGTTGACGCTTCGCGCGAACCCGCTGTACCGCGTCGGTCCCCGCGCCGTACACCTTGCCGCTCGGCGCCCGCCAGCGTCCGTCCGGAAGCGGCGTCCAGTCGCGCGGGTCGTGCACGTCGTTGCGGTCCTGGCGCAGGTTCTGGTGCACGCGTGGCGCCGCGGCCGTCATCGGGTCCGCGTTGTCCACCGGCGTGAGGGCGTCCAGGTCGTACGCCTCGCCGCGCCACTGCGCGTAGCTCGCCACCTGCGCCTCGACGAACGCCTCGGCGATGGCCTTGGCCAACTCGTCACGGGTACGAACAGTGCGCGCCCACCCGCGGGCGTACGGCGTCGAGATCCGCAACTTTCCGTTCGCCAGCGCGTCGATCCGAACGCCGATCGAGCGCACCTGATTCCGGGTTGTCGCCGGCCCGCGCACCTGGTGCACTCGCTGAGGGTCATGGGTCTCGCCCTGCCGGCGGATCTCCATCAGCGTCGCCCGGTGGCGCCGGCCCGCGCGATGGCGGTCGTCCGGGTGTTCATCTGCCCGCGTGCGCCCGACATCTCCACGCCACCCGAATTCCGCGCCAAGGTGGTGATCGCGTGCACCAGCGCGTCCATGCGGTCAGGTGAGTCCTGCCCCTCCTGCCATGACACCTGCTGGTGCTCGAGCGTCGGGAAGTGGCCGACGTGCGACACGTGGCCGCCCTCGTACACCGGGCCGACCATCTTGGCGCGGAACGTCTTCGTGCCCTCGGCGGGGAACGAGCGCACCGAGATTCCGGAAACCGGCAACGCCATCACCTTGGGGACGAGCGGCCACAGCTCAATCAGGTTGGCCTCGAGGGTCACCTTCTCGGCTGGCGTGGCGTCGTCGCGCGCCAGCACATCGCGCGTCTTTTCGATCACCGTTCCGTCCGGATGAACCGGCCATGCCTGCCCCTGCCCCGGCAACGCCCACGCTTTCCGTAGCTCGTCGAGCTTGGCCGCCTCCCGCCGCAGATCCCGCCACGACTGCGGCGCCTGTCGAGCCAGCCCCGACAGGGACTTCTCGTAGCGGATCGCCGTGGCGCCGTACCGCAGGGCCGCGAGGAACGCCACCCGGAACCAGCGACCCACCGTCATGTGGTCGCTCAGGTCGGCCAAGACGTAGTACCGATGATCCACACCCTCGGCAGCCACGACGATCCCCGCCTCGTCGCCGGTGCCCTCGTTGTCCGCGGGGTCCACGTAGACCTCGGTCCGCAGAAGCTCGGGTACCTCCTTGACTCGGTTGTTCTGAATCCACTCGAGTTGGAACACCCCGCCCTTAGGGGGCGCCGGCTCGCACATGTAGAGGGCGGCCCACCAGCGCTCGCCCACGTTCTTGCGGATCTGGTCCCAGTCCTCCTGCGTGCGTGCGCGGGCGCTGTCGAGGTACTCGCCCACCTCGCGGCCGACCGGGTCGTCGGTCTTGCTGGCGATGGCCGGCACGAACAGCCGCGCCCAGCGCTTCGTGGACTCGGCGTCGTCCTTGGTGAGCAACCACCCCATCAGGTCGTCTTCATGCCAGCGAGTTTGGATAACGATCACGATGGCGTTGCCCGACAGGCGCGTCTCGGCGACCGCCTGGAACCAGTCGTGACTGGCCTTGCGCTGCTCCTCGGAGTCGGCGTCCTTCGCGTTCTTCACCGGGTCGTCGACGATCAACACGTCCACCGACCGGCCGGTGAACGCCGAGCCCACCCCGACCGAGATGATGCCGCCGTTGCGCCGGCCGGGCACGTCGGCCAGTGACCAGCTGGACTGCTTGGCGTTGTCCGGGTCCAGCAGTAGGCCCAGCTCGTCATCGTTGTCGTCGCGAGCATGGCGGTCGCCCTTGTAGCCACCGCCATAGGACTCGATGGCCTGCCGCGCCGCCAGGCCGGAGCGCGCCGCCAGGCCCTGCTCGTAGCTGGCGAGCGCGATGCGCCGCGAGGGATCCCTGAGCAGAAACCACAGCGGGGTCGCCAGCGCCATCCGCTGGGTCTTGCCCTCCTGCGGTGGTGTGGAGATGAGCCACCGTCGCTGAAGGCCCGCGTCGCACTCGAGAGCCACCTGGTCAAGCCGGGCCATGAGCGCCGTCTGCACAGTGTCGGGATGCAGGAACTTCGCGAGGTGTCCCGGCGTGGGGAACCTGCGCAGCGCGCGCTTGCGACGGGCGATGCGACGGAGCCTGATCTCTGCGAGACGCCTCTCGGCTGGTGACAGCTTGTCCAGCCGAGCCCGGATGTCGGCGTCCAAGCTCACCCGATTTTCCTCGCACTCTCGATCATGAGCACGGTGGCCAGTTCGTCGTCGCTGGCGTCATCGAGTAGGCCGACGATCTCATCGACCGTGTCGTTGATCTTCCCTTGGCTGATCTCGACCTTGACCGCGGCGTCGAGCCCGAGCAGCTTCGCCCGGCGGTCGAGGCACGCAAGCACAACCTTGGCGCTCTGCGTGTCACCGCTGAGCGCCAAGCCCATGTGCGCACGGGCGAGGAGTCTCAACGTCTCGAGATCCTGTGCGATCAAGTGTTGTCGCAGGTCATTGTTCTGTTCCATGGCCAACTGGAGTTGGCGCTGATACAGGTCCTGACCGTGCCTGCGACTGACCCCGACGGACTTCGCGGCCTCGGTGATGGTCATGCCGGCCGCCACGCGCTCGAGCATCTTCTGGCCGTTGACGCTCGCGCGAGCCCTGGCGGTGGCTGGACTCTTGCCGTTGTTGGCGACCTGTCGGGTCATCGCGACCACCCGGTCCATCGGCGATCCACGGATCGTCCATCCCGACGTGCTAGCCCCCCGACGGGGATCTCGTCGAGAATCTTGCGACAGGAGTCGTACTCTCGTGCGACCTCGAACCGGCACATGGGCAACCTCCATCGGGATGCCGTCACCACGGCGCATCGCTTCCGTCCAGCACATCGAGCAGGCCCTCGAGTTCCTCGGGGGCGTACCCGACGGTCGTCTGGTTCGGCCCGGTCAGGATCTCGACGAGGGTTGCCTCGTCCAGCCCGTCGACATCGTGACCGTCCGCCATGAGCGGATGCTACCCCCCGTAACCGGAGGTTTGATCACACCTCGCGCACGACGAGCGCCATCCGCGCCGTCCGATTTCCGGTTGGGTCGTCGTCGAGTTCGATCACCGTGCAGGTGGCTGAGCGGACATGCCGGCCGCGGTCATCGGGCACCACGCCACCACGCCGCAAGCCGTCCACAAGGGCCTTGAGCGTGGGACACATGTTGTCGGCGTCGTGCACGCGGTTGTCTCCTGGCCAGTAGATCAGCTCGACTGTCACGCAGGACAGGAGCGGGATCTTGTGGTGGCGCGCGAGGTAGAACCCCGACTTGATCAGGTCGCGTCGGTCGAGCAGGTACCGGCTCCAGTGCTTCCCGGAGATCTCGTTCATGGTGATCGGCGGGCCGACGTAGGGCAGCGGAATAGTCCACTCGCGGACGAGCCCTGCCGGCTGATTCCCGGCAGGGCTCGTCTCACGCTTGCGACTGGTCATGCGACCCAGTATGTCAGGGGGTCACAGTCCCTCGGTTCATGTCAGGGGGTTCATATCGTTGTCACGTGGATCGCTCGTCGGAGTCACCAGCGGCTCGGCCTTGGACACGATGCCGAACGCCAGGATCACGTTCCCGATGAGCGTGATCCCGCCGGGGATCGCGCCCAGCAGGCCCTCGAGCGCGTCGCCCTGCACGGCGGTGACGATGCCGTAGCCGGCGGCCGCGACCACCAGCGCGGTGAGCATCCCGAGCGTCTGGGTCACCTTGTTGGCCGCCTCCTTGAGCGGGCGTGGCCGTACCGGACTGGTCATCCCTGTACCTCCTGGTCGTCACGAATCGAGAGCTTCTCGTACTCGTCCATGAATTCCGCCAGCTCGGCATCCACCGCCGAACGGACATCCTCCTCGGTCAGCTCCTTGCCGGCCGCCACCGCCACCTGGGCCTCGAGCTTGATCACGCGCTCGGTGAGCTTGCCGATCGTGCCAACGATGTACGCCCCGTCGAGCGTGTCCAGCGCCGCGCACGGGATGGCGCCCGGCGAGCCGCCGGGGACCTGGGCCGCCTTGCCGTCGATCACCTTCCACCATCGCTGCTGGAGGAAGCCCATCGCTCGGTTGAACAGCGTGCGCTGCTCCTGCGGGGACAGTGACATGAGAAATCCGCTCCCTTGGTCTCGAAGCCGGTCGGCGACACGCTGCACCGCGGCCGGCGAGGCGTTGATCTCGAAGTGCATCTCATCGGCGCGACCGAAGTAGTCGCCGCCCCAGCGGACCACGTTGTCCACCTCGGCGAGGATCTGGTGGATGTTGTTGACCTGCTGGCGGGAGAACGTCCCGCGCGCACCGAGCGGATGGCGGGTGGCATTGAAGTCCTCGGCCGTCGCGCTCGCGTGGTTACTGGTGGTCGCCCCGCCTCGGATCGGGCGAGGCGCGTAACCCCAGTCATCCAATTCGCCACGGGTGGAATCCAGGTCGAGATCCTCCACCCGGGCGTCGAACTGGGTGGCCACGTACATCAGCACGTCGCCGGCCGGACCGTCCGCGACCGTGATCCGCACATCCACTGTTCCGGGCACGAGGCGTAGCGACCTCGGCGGGTTGACTTCCCAGCCGTTCTGACTCACAGCCATGAGCGCAACTTACGCGGCGCACACGCACCGTGCCCGGCATCCACGTGTCAGCCCTTCCAGTCGACATCGGGCCGGTCGTAGTAGTCCGGGGTCGGTCGCCACGGGAGCAGGCCGTCATACCCCCGGACGAACCCGGACGGCCAGTCGCGCTCCTCGCGCTGCCCGCGCCAGGAGATCACGTCCGCCTGATTCATCGGGTCGTCCTTGTTGCGGCGCAGGCCGAACCCGAACTCGGGCCAGCGCATGAACAGCGACGAGCCCTCGGGCGCCATCCGGCGGGAGCCGTCGTTCTTCTCGCCCTTGTTCGGGTGCGCCTCGGTCAGCAGCGCGCAACCGTGGCGCTCACGCACGTGGTCCAACACGTCGAGCATCTTCCGGGCGGCCTCGCCGTCGTTGATGTTCGTGTTGTGCAGCTTGTAGAGCGGCCCGAGCACCAGGAGATCCGGGGTCGTCGCGGACACCAGCGCCTCGAGGTAGGCCACGTCGGAGCCCTTGAGGAGGTCAAGCCCGGCGGTGCGAAACTCGACCTTGATCCTTTTGCTCCAGTCGATCTCGGGCGCCTGGTACACCGCGCGCACGGAATCCACCGCGCCGGCGATGCGTCGCCACCTACGCCTCGACTGCCCCACCGAGTTCTCGCAGTCGACGATCAGCACGCGCGGCTCGACGCCCTCCAGGACCTCCCCCATGAACGGGTGCACGCCCCCAGCGATGGACAGGGCGAGCTGGCTCACCAACTCCGACTTGCCGAACCCCTCCTCGCCGGTGAGGACGATCCGGTCGCCGCGCTCGATCAGGCCCGGGACCAACCAGTCGTACGTGTCGCGCTCGCCCAGCAGGTCGGTGAGCGACTTGGGCTCCTGGATGGCCGCGCCGGTCGCGTACTCCATCAGCTCGTCGCAGGCCGCGCGGAGTGTGCCGATGCTGGCGTCGATCGGTCGGCCCTCCTCGCCACTGTTCCAGTCGGCGTCCAGCCGCTGCACCTCGCGTGTGGCAACCTCCCACAGGCGTCGCCGGCCGTACAGCTCCCGGATCCGTGACGCGTAAGCCTCGGCGTGGTGCGCGACCCACAGTCGGCTAATGATCGTGTGCAGGTACGGGCCGCCACCGACCCGCATCGACAGGCCCGCCTCCTCGACGGCCGCCAGGACCGTCACCGCGTCGACATGCTGGCGACGCGCCACCATGTCCCGGATCACGCCGGCGAGCACCTGATGCTTCGGCAGGTAGTAGGCCACCTCAGGGACGGCCAGGAAGGGCGCGAGGCAGGTGTCCAGCGCGAGGATGGCGCTTCCCAGGAGGGCTTGCTCGGCGGTGATGTCGTGCGCGTGCTGGGCCATCAGGTCTCCAGGATCATGCGGCCGGTCCGGACTTCCGGACGGCCTGTGGTGGTTGATCGTCCCGAGCGTTCCTTGGCCCACTTCTCAGCGTTCGTGGTCCAGGTGCGAAAGCAGGCATCCCAGTCGGCCATCGGTTGGCCTTTCGCCTGCCAATGGTTGCGAAACTGCTCAACTTCGTGCGCGAACTGCTCGGGGGTCCAGCGACGCTCCTTGGCCGTGGCGATGTGCGCCGCGTTCGGTCGCCAGTTGTCCGGGAGCAGATGACGAGGCTTGGACCGGTGCGTCGGTCGAGGCGTCTTTTGCTCTGGAAGATCGAGGGGTAGAGCGGGCGCGTCAGCGCCTATGTACTTCTCCTCAGTCTTCTTAGTTCTTACTTCTGTTCTTATGCCCTGGTTCTCCGTGCCCGGATTCTCAGGGGATGGTCCGACCTGCGGGTTTGTGGCGTTTCCGCTGGTCGCGTCCATCACCGGCTTTTCCGGGGATGGTGACTCAGTGAGTGGTCGAGTCTCCGGGTCGTCGGTGATGGCGTACGTCCACACCCACAGGCCGCCGGAGCCGCGGCGGCGACTGCGCTTGAGATAGCCAGCCTTCTCGAGGGCGAGGAGTGCAGCGTCCACGGCGTCACGCCCCTCCACCACACTGGCCTCGATGCGCTCGCGGGTGATGCGCCAGCCGGACGGCAGGGACAGGAAGTAGCCCAAGAGCACGCGCGGGAGCGCCTTGAGCGGCACGGGCAACTCCCCGCGCATGAATTCGTTCGACACGATCATGAACTGGTTGGCGGGCGCGGGCGCGCGGTGAACCGTGATCTCGCTCATGATTCGATCGCCTGCGGGAATCCGTGCGGGTCAACCAGTCCGAGCTGGCACAGGCGATCGACGGCGGCAATCCGGTCCGCCTCGTCGGGAGCACCTGAGAACACTCCCTGTGCGGGGGTGCCGTATCCGACCAGCTGGAGGGCGAGCATCAACGCGATGCCGCGCTCATACGGGGAGAGTTCCCAGGAGTTGGCCACGTGCTCGAGCCAGTTGGCCAACTGGCTGAAACCGAGCGTGGCGGGTTGCCCCATGATGTTCGTGGGAGCAGATGATGCGATAGGCTCATTCACAAGAGCCCACCTCCGTTCTAGGTGGATTCTTCAAGCCCCGGGGTGGCGACCGCCGGGGCACTTCTCTGTCCAGACCCTACCCTGCCGATCACGGCAAGTCGCCGACCCTGGAGTGCTGGAACTCGGGCAGTAGTGCGGCGGCCAGCACCATGCGCTCGCGAACCGTCAGGTAGTGCAGCCCGCGCTGGATGGCCATCGCGACGGCGCCAGCGGCCATGTCCCGGTCCAGCTCGTCGGGAACATGCAGGAGGAGCGGCGGCGGGCCAGCGTGCTTGAGCGCATCCACAGCCCTGTTTACGGGGGTGTCATGACCCGTCGGAGGGGCGTTCTCGCCCACCCCTGCTATCGTTGTCATCGATCGGTCCTCCTGGTGATGGGGGGAATGGTCACGGCTTGAGTCCTTTCTTCCGTGGTGGGTGGATGGGGCAAGCTGACGGCGGTCAGTCGTACGAGCGACAGAGACCAGCAGGCCCCCGGCGGATGGACTCCCCGCCGGGGGTCTTGCCGTCTGTAGCCTTGGACACTGGCCGCGCCTCCCGAACCCGGATCAGGGAGAGTCGCGGCTGCTTTGCTCCCCGGTGACTCGTGACAAGTTGCCGGGGAGTCCGCAGACTCCGTGAACCTCTGATCGTAGCCACGCCGTCCATGATCAGAACAGCGTCGGCTCACCCTTGCGGGTGATAGTCCTCGGCGGCCCGGGAACCCTCTGCCGGTAGGCGTCCGCACCCGCCTGCGTGAGCCCCCATATGGTCCACGCACTGCCCATGTGCTCTCGCGTCTCAAGCGGTTGGATCAGGCCGGCGTCCGCCAACTCGCCGCGCCTCGGCCGCTCTGTCGACGGGTTGAGCGCCAGGTGCTTCTGGATCTCGTAGTCGGTGCAGCCGCCGCTGGTGTTCGCGGTCATCCACAGCATCTCGAGGATGCTCCAGCGGACCGAACCTGTCTTGAGCGTGATGGCCTGCGCCGCGGCCCTGCTGGTCGCTGGCGCATCGTTGCGCACCTTGCCGGGGTGATCGACCGTCGCCGCGGACTCGAGCGCCGTCAGCTCGACGTGGAGCAGGCGCAGTATGGCGTCCAGTTCGTGCCGCACACCGGCCGCCACCTGCCGGCGGTCCTCGAGCCGGTCGGACCGCTCGAGGTCGGCGATCAGCGTGCGTGCCCGCGCGGCCGCCGCCAGTGCGCTACGCAGGGACATGACCAGCTCCGTTCGTGACGCCCAGGATTTCCGCGAGGTCCGGCACCATGGCCCCCTCGGCGAACTCGGGCGCACCGCCGCGACACAGCGGGCACCACCGGGAGGCGCCCGTGCCCTTGCGGGACCGCTCGTTGCGCCGCGTGCCCTCCACCACCTTGGCCAGCTGCCAGGTGATGCCGCGCTCTTCGATCACCTGCATGAGCCGCGCGCCCCGGCCGGCGACGTGCTCGGCGATGCGCACGGTCAGGTCGGTGGTCCAACCGGTGTAGTGCTTGGCGTGCGCCAGCGGCGTGTCGAAGTGGATCAGGTAGATGAGCCCGGGGATGTCCGAGCCTCGGTAGACAGTCACGTCGTGGCCCTCTCGATCGTCACCGCGCCGGTCATGGTGTCGAGCGCGCAGTGGAGCACCACCTCGTAGAACGGCCGACCGATCTTGTCGGCCAGCTTGTCGTCGATGATGAGTGGCTCCGTTGCGGTCCGCTGGATCTGCTCGCAGCGGCCCTCCTGGTCGTCCGTGTCATGCAGGGCGTAAGTGAAGTGGATGATCATCGAGGCCGCCTCGGCAGGCCGGGGCAGCGCCGCAACGAGGTCCGCTTGCTGTACTCCTGCTCGCACACCAGGCAGCCGGGGCCGGCGATCGACAGCAGCGACTCGTGGTCCATGAGCGTGGTGACGCCCGGGGTCATCTTCGCGGGGTCGACCGTGTACACGGCGGTCATGATCCACAGGTGGTTGCCGAGCAGCATCGCCTTGTTCATCGCCTCGGCCATGCGGGTCCCGTTGCCCACGGGGGCGTCCCCGGCGACCTCGTACATCGTGCCGTCGTTGGGCTGGCTCATTTCGGCTGCTCCCGCTTGATCTTGATCCCCTTGAACACGGTGGTCCGCTTGATGGTGCTGGTGATGGTGCTCGCGACCTTCGGGTCCGTGCGTGCGATCTCCGTAGCGAGCGCACGGACCTTGGTCACCTGCGGCTTGTACTGCCCGGTGGCCTGGAGTCGCTCCATCGACTCCACCAACAGCTGGTGGATGGCCGCGTCCACGATCCCGTGCGCGGCCTGCACCGCGTGAGCGACACCGTTCACGATCGCGTCGAGGTCGAACGTGTACTCGCCGGACGTGTCGAGCGCGACGTTGATGTCCGTGCCGTCGGGGTCCGGGACCTTCATGCCGGACAGCGGGATGCCGTCCTGCTCGCCCACAGCCAACTCGAGATCGTCCTGGATGTAGCCCTTGGCCTCGGTGGCGATCTTCTTGAACGCGGCCGCGTAGTCCTGAAGCCCCTCGACCAGCGCGCCGAGTCGGAGGACCGACCCGTACACGTCCTCGCGCACGTGGACCTCGCCGCGCTCCTCGCGCAGGAAGATCACCAGCTCCTCGAGATGCTGGCGCAGGATGCCCACCAGGGTGTGCGGTGCCGGCATCTGCGGGCCGAACGCCGGCTCCAGCTCCTTGCCGCTGAGCGGCTGTTCCTCGCGTGGCTCGCTCATGACTCCAGCTCCCAGATGTGGTTGATGGTGACGGACTCACTCTGGGTGCCATCCGCGAAGTACACCCAGCGCCAACCGGCCCAGCCAGCCGGCTCGACCTCGACGACGAGCCCGCGGCCCACCACGACATCGACATCGGTTTTCAACTCGTAGGTGCGCGCCTGGCTCATGACGCCTGGCTCTCTCGGTACTCACGCAGGGTCTCGACGAATCCGCGGGTGCGGGCGTACTGCCCCTCGGTTAGGGAGTGCTTGCCCTGGATTACCGGCCAGTGCTCGAGCTGCTCGGCGCCCAGCTCGAGCGCGTGGTTGATGAACAGCGGCGGGCCGGCGTCGATGGTGCGGTTCGCGCTGTCCACACCCTGCGCGTAGTCCTGGGGGTAGACGCGCGCGCAGTCGATGACGGGCGCGGCGAGCTGCGCTCTGGGTCGGGTCATGGAGTCCTCCTGGGTGGTGGGTTTCAGAACGGCCGGAGCGTCGCGGCGCGCGCGACCTCAACGGTCACGGCGTCGGCGACGAACGGCGTGGCGTCGATGATGGGGATGATGCAGGCCAGACAGGTGCTCTCGAAGGTGCGCCGGCCGCGCTCGTCGGTGATGTAGAGCTGGGCCTCCACGTCGTGCCCCTCCATCTGGCAGTGGGTGCAGGGGTCGCCCTGCTCGTCCACGGTGCTGACGATGGAGACGTTGAGCGTGTATGTGGTGGCCATGTCTGGGATGTTACCCCCCAGGACGGGGGGATACAAGTAGGAGCCCCGACCAATCATCCGGTCGGGGCTCCTTGTGCCTATCTAGTTACTGTCCGTTAAAAAGGCGGCTCCTCGCTGAATCCGCCGCCCTGGTTGCCCTGGCGCGGGGGGCTGCCCCAGAGGTCGTCCTGCGGCGGTGCCTGCTGGCGCTGACCCTGTTGCGCCTGGCCGCCCTGCTGACCCTGCGGCGGGCGCTGCTGTGCCGGCGGGGGCGAACCCCACGGGTCATCGGCCGGCGGGGCACCCGCGAAGCCACCCTGCTGGCGCTCGGCGCGACGGGCGGCCACCTGGGCAAACTTGGTGTCCAGCGCCACGGCGTCCGCGGTGACCTCCAGCGAGTAGCGCTTGCCGCCGTCCTGCGCCTCGTACTGCCGGTTCTGGAGTGTGCCCACCACGACCACGCGGTTGCCCTTGAACACCGACTCGGCCACGTTCTCGGCGTGCTGGCGCCAGACGTTGATCCGGTAGAACGTCGCCTCGCCGTCCTCCCACTGCTGCGTCTGCTTGTTGAGCCTGCGCGGGTTGGTGGCCACGGTGAAGTTCGCCACGGCCGCCCCCGACGGGGTGAAGCGCAGTTCGGCATCGCCTGTCGCGTTGCCGATCACGGTCACGGTCACATCTCCCTGCATGAGGGATCTCCTTCTGTTGCGTCTACTTCGGACAGATCAGGGTCGGGTGTTCGGCATTCTCATCGACTCGCTCACGCTCCGGGACACCGTCTGGTACCCCGATTGCAGGGACCGCAACGAGTGCATGGTCTCGCGCACCGCGCGGACCATCGCGTCACACAGCAGTAGCTCGCGGTACTGCTCCTCGCACTGGAGCACGGCCTCGTCCTCACGGGCCTGCACCGACCGGCCGTCGGACTCCGTACGAGCGCGGGCCATGCTCAGGGTGTAGGCCGCCTTGGCCTCGAACTGGCGCTCCTCCCAGTACCGCTGGTAGTGCACGCCGCGCTCGATGCGGCCGCTGATGTCGAGCAGCTGGTGCTCCACATCCTGCGGTCCGTACGGCAACGTCGGGTCGATCACCACCACGCGCGCGGCGATCGGGTCCTCAGCCATCACCACACCCGAGTCGCGCTCGGGCAGCTGAGCGCGCGCAGCCGGCGGCGGACCGGGCGATGCGAATGTCTGCGCCTCGTCGGCCGGCTGGATCGGGTAGGGCATCGGCGTAATGCAGTGGAACTGGCCGGGGTAGTCGATCGGGTGTTCGGTGGCCATTTGCCCGTCGAACCGGCAGCGCCATGAGCCGTCGGGATGCGTCTCGGCGTTGCCGTACTCGCGCGCCTTGGCCGCAATGTCCTGCTCGTAATCCTGCTGCATGGAGTCCTCGGCGCGGACGATGGCCCGCTCACCCGTGTTCATCGAGTCCACCCCGGCCACCGAGGCGGCCAGGTTCTGCATGTCCGCCAGGGTCTCCGTGCCGTCCGGGTCGTACTGGTGCTCAGGCTCGCTCACCATGTCGTTCCATCCGGCCTCCACGGCGGTCAGCTCGTCGCCCGGCTCACTGGACTGCTGGAGATACTCGGACTCGTCCTGGACCTTCGGGAAGCCCAGGATCTCCCCACAGTTGCAAACCACCCCATCCTCTTCGTCGATCTCGCCGATGCCCAGGCGACTGGGTTCGGGCGCGAGGTGGGCGAGGTGCTCGGGCCACAGCAGGGTGATGTGCTGGCGCGCGGTTCCCTCGATCATCAGTAGCCCCCGTCATCCGGCGGATTGATGCCGCTCGGGAGATCCCGCACAGTACTAGCCAGCTCGCGCTCGCTCGGCCGGTACTCCTGCGGCGGCGCGGTCTGGTGGGCGGTGGGCGTGGGTGGCCCCTGCGGGAGCGTGCCGCGTGCGGCAATGATGAGCGCGGCGACCGACGAGTCGCCGACCTTGACCGTCAGCACGCCCGCCTGCATCGCCCACTCGGTGAGCTTGAGCGCGTCGCCCGTAGTGCGGCACCGGGTGAGCGCCTCGACGGCCTTGGTGGCCAGCCCCGCGCGCTGCGCGTCACCTGCGGTCGGTGCGCTCGCGGCCGCCTGCTCAACCGTCTGCCACGGGTCCTGCTGGCGCACCTCGGCGTTGCGGACCTGGACGTTCTGGCCTTGGATCTGCGGCCGGGTGTCGTCGGGGTCCTCGTCGCCGGTGGACAACGTGAATGCCTGCTTGATGGCGGTCTTGTAGGCGGCCGTCTCGGCCTTGTTGGTGGCCTTGTCGCTCGAGTCCGACCCCTCGCCGGCAGCCTCGATCGACAGGTGCGAGCCGTCCACCAGGGAGGTGAAATTGAAAACCTTGCGCAGGCGACATGAGGTCCACATCGTGGTGCCGCCGTTGCTGTTCTGCTTGTCCCAGTTGTGGTAGCTGACTTCGGTGATGCGGCCCTGGGTCATCACGCCGTGCTCACGGAACGCGGCGCCGATGGCCTCGGCCATGTCGTCGTACTTCTGAAAGCGATACGTGATCTTGGCGTTCACGGCGGTGGACGCCCGCATCTCACCCGTCTTGGCGACACCCCGCACGTCGTGCATCACGGCGCGGATGGCCTCGAGCACGTGCTGGCGTGGTGTCGCCTCGGTCGGGTTCTCGGTCTGGGTCACGTCGGTCATGGGGTCCTCTCCGGTTACAGGTTGCCGCTTGCGGCGAACGCCTTGAGCCCGTCCTCGATCGCGGCGGCGACGGACCGGCCGCCAGCGAGGATGCGCCGCTGGGCCTGCTGGTACGCCTCGGCGGGGGCGTTGAACTTGAGCTTGGTCCGCTGCTGCCCGTACTGCCGCAGGGGCGGACGGGCGCGGGAGCCGGCGTTCGGGTCCTCGGTCGTGACCGGGAGCGCCTCGGGCGTCTTGGCGGCCTCCTGGAACAGGATGGTGCGCGCGACCGCGGCGAGCGCCTGCCCCTGGCTGTGCGCACGCTGCTTGGCCGACACGTAGATCTCGGTGGCGATGGCCACCTCGACCGGCTGAGCACTCATGGGTGTGTCCACCTCCTCGGGGTTGGGGTACGACTCGGGGTCGTTCCCTGGCGTTGGTTGTGTCATGATGTGCATGTTACCCCCCATTGCAGGGGGACACAACCGGGAGTGACCATGAACATCAAGAAGGCCAGGGACCTCGTCTACACCCGGTCCAACCGAGTGTGCGAGCGCTGCGGGACGCGGCGCGGGACCAACTGGCATCACCGACGCGCCGCCGGCCGGCTGTGGACCCCGGAGAACGGACTGGACCTGTGCGGGAGCGGCACCACCGGCTGCCACGGGTGGGTGACCGATCAGCCGATCCTGGCCAAGGACTACGGCTGGAGCGTCTCGAACTTCCACGGCGACCTACTGGCCACGCCGGTGCTGGTGTACCGGCGGTGGGTGTACCTGACTCACGACGGGCAGAAGGTCCCCGTACCTGACCCGCGCGCCCTGCCGCCGGTCGCTCGGGCGTTCCCGGACGCGGCACGGCCCCCGCGTTCCTGAGGGGGAAGATACGGGGGCCGCTGACCCTTGAGGTGACCGAACCGACGCAAACGTCGACCCGGCCAGCATAGCTCAGACCATCACACCGGACCCATGTCCTCGACGACGAGGACCCGGAGCGCCGTCGACACGTCGTAGTAGAAACTGACCGTGCCCGAGCCCCTGCTCCCGAAGCACCCCAACTGGTAGGTCGCCGTCGAGGCCACCGTGAAGGTCTGAATCAGCGTGGCGGGGATGATGGCGGCAGCCCACGACAGGGGTTTTGATGCCACCACCGCGCTGCTGGTGGACACGGCACCCCCTGCAGCGCTGATCCGGATTCGACACTGCGCCCCCGGTGCTGCGTTGGTGCTCGTCCCGTACGCGAAATCCCAGGTAACCCGGTATCGGCGCCCCGTGGTCAGGGCGAGAGAGAGGGTCTCCATCACGGTCTCTGCCGTGAGAGCGTCGGTCGCCACCCTCTTGACTTCACCCTTCCACCCCAGGGGGCCGGATGTGGGCGCGGGAGCGGTCTCGAGTACGGCGATCCGTGCGCGCACGTCGGTGAGTTGGGATGTCGCCGAGCCGGTGGTGACGTTCGCGCCGGTGCCCACGCCGGTCCCGAAGCGGTCGGCGAGACGCTGGTTGCCGATGCCGCCGGTGGTGACCGTGTCGGTCGTGCGGGTCTCGAGCGTGGTCAGCCTGGTGTTAACCGGACTCCCGGACACCACGGCGCCGAGCCGCGCGTCCAAGTCGATGAT